TTTGCTGTGTCATATGTTGCTCCTTAAGATAAAGCCGTGCCACCTGGATTACCCAAGTGGCACGGCAATCGATTCTAACTAGGCGAACGGAATGTCGTCATCGTATATGGAATACGTATCGGACACGGGCTGCACGTTAACCGCTCCAACCGCCTGCATAGCCTGGGCTACAGCTGGATCCATACCCTGCGGCATCGGCGCGGATTGCTGCACGGGCGGCATTGCCTGCATGGCCGGAGGCTGCTGCATCATAGCCGGAGCTGGTGCTGCTGGCTGGGGCTGCATCATCGGTTGCATGGCGGGCTGCTGCATGGGCTGAGGCTGGTATGCCTGCGGCTGATACTGCGGCATGGGCTGAGCTGTCGGCGGAGCATAGAACTGGCCCTGCATCGGAGGCGGAGTTTGCATCTGCTGCGGACTCGGCGCCACCGGCTGACCGCCCTGCACTCCGTCATTGCAGTACAGCTGAGGTACCTGGAACTCCTGCGGCAGCGGGCTGGCAAGCTGGAACGGGCTGACATCTTTCAGCTCCTCGACTCCGAAGAGCCTGGGGTTGCCGTTGCCCCACATCTGACCAGTCTGCGGATGGGCGGGCCAAGTCCACAGGTGGACGGTCTTTCCGATCAGCTCGTCCATGTTGCCGTTGGTCAAGCCGAACAGCTGCATGTGCAAGCTGGGCTTCTCTCCGGAGATCTGCTTCTTGCCAGCCTTGCTAAAGGTAATGCTCTTCAAGCTGCCGTCCTGCAAGGCCATGCCCATGCGGATGTTCATCTTCGGATTGCCATCGGGCCAGCATGCGGGACGACCCGGCTGATTGCTGTTCGGATTGTATTCACGGCCCTGCACTTCCTGCAAGGATACGACCGTACCGCAGATCTCCAACGAGAATCCGTCGCGCTGCTGATTGCTGTAGTTCCAATTGTAATTGACGATACCACCAGGATTGAGAGACATGCTACTTTTCCTTTCTTCCGATTTGATATTGCATCATAGCATCCCATACATCTTCATCGAGTTCCATCATTGGGACACCATTGCCAACTTTGTTCTTGAAGTACACCGCTGCATTCACAGCGTTGCCCATGAGATCTAACTTAGCCCATGGGAAATGCCTGACAGGAATCAACCTGTTCGTCTTGAAATAGAGATGGAACGAACCGGGCTTGGCAGGGTCTTCGACAGTGAACGTATCGTCCCTGAACTGATTGCCGAACTGTATCACTTGCAGATCGTCGGCGCCATGACCACGGCCATCGATATCCATGACGATGAACTTTTGATAGAGCATGTTCTGTCCGACCCAGCCACATGGACTGAGCGCCTTGGCATCTGCCCTAACGTACAGTTCGGGAGTGAAGTCCTTGCTCCATCCCCATTTCTGCATGGGCTTGTTGTCCTGAGTACAGGGGAAGAACCTGCGTTCAGTTCCCACCCATCCGATTGGAAACATCGGGAAGTCTTTCAGCTTCATCTGCTCGAATGGGATTGTGCTAGATTTATCTGCAATGATCTGACGAGTCTTCGCATCGACCATCATGCCGCGCATGCCACGTTTGAATGCGCCGTCGTTATACGATTCGAGATCTTTCTTGCGCACCATGATTCCATTGCGATGACACTTGGCGATGCAATCCTCGATCGGCACACCGTAGTATCCGCAATGGTACATGCCGTAATACGGTGAGCCGCCGTTGAAATTGTCGTCTAGTATCTTGCGCCTCAAAATCTCTGCCGCCATGCTGTCTCCAGGATTCAAGCTCATGCTGTTTCCTCCTTTCTAAGAATACCTTAACGCCCAATCATCCAAGAACATGTGCTCACGCTCGTAGTCTCCTCTCGGCATATACACATCAGCATCATGTAGTGAACGATTGTATCTAACGATTACCAAGACCGGCTTGCCGCCAGCGTTCTCCGCTTCGGTCATAGCTTGCCTGCACCAATCGGTGATCTGCGTGCGGTTCGGCGCAGCTGTCTGCTTGCCGGTCTTGACTTCGATTATGAACTTGTCTTCTCGTGGGGATACTGCTTCGATATCACCATGGTCATCGCTGCCCGCCAATGCTTGACGACGGGCAGCGAAACCACATGATTCAAGGTAGCGAACTACCCTAGTCTCAGCCCGAGTCCCCTTCTGTTTACTCGGGTTAGCCATGTTAGTTGAACATGCCTACGACGAGATCGCTGAGCTTCTCCTTGTCGATCTCAAGCGGATTGCCGATGGTGGGTAGATCGAAACGATGCTGGGTTGCCTGCTTACCGGACACGATGAAGTCATCGTTGACGAACAGTAGTAACGGCTTGATGCCCTCGAAGTATTCGTTGCACTTGTTCGCATCGGCAATGGAATCCAACTCGTCCATGAGCTTCATCGTGGTGTCGGCGATCTTGTCAAGCTCAGGAGTCTCTGCCCTTACCTGCGGATACACATCGCCACGCTCTGTCTTGCGACGGAACGGCATCGGCTCGATGGCAGGCATGCCGCCGAACACGCTACGCTCGTGATCCTTGCGCTGTATATCCTCTTCAAGCTTGTTGAAGAGATCGACGATCTCGTTGTCGATAGCGACAACATCACCATCGCACACGATATACCCACCGACGTACTCGCACTCCGCCTTGTTGAACATCTTCATAGTGATTCCTTTCTCGAATCCCTGTTACCTTAACAGCCTAAGCTGTCATTACCTAATCAAGTACGTAGCCGAGGGCTGCACCCTCGTCGCCCTTCGGACCCCAGCGATGCAGGTAGTTCGTATCATATAGATTGCCGTTTCCGCAAACTCTATCTACGTGATCTTTGAACTTATCGATATCGCAATCAAAGAAACGATCTTCAATCATTGCATCATCGAAGAAGTTCTCGAACCATTCGACTGGATCATAGCCAAGCACATGCAATGCGATGCAACAGTTCACTGCGTCGTCGTTACGATACCCATCATCGATGAACGTCTCGTCGTTCATGGTTTCACGAAGAATGTCATACGCCTTCTTCCTTTCTTCAGGGGTACTACCAACGGTCATACCAGTACCGTAATCATCGATCTCGAATAGCACCTTGCCATAATCCTTGGTGTCGAACTCGACTTCCATCAATGCCATGTTAATCCTCCTTGTGATCCTCAAGCCAATCGGCAATGACCGCACGCTTTGCGATGAACTCCTCGCTGAACTTATCGAACGCCTCATGACTCTCGTCGCTATCGAACAGGCAACCGGCATCGATGCATTCATCTATCATCTTCAGATAAAACTCAGCCATCGGTCGCGTGTCGAAACCACGTGAGTAATACTTGACGACTCGATCGAACTGCCTAACCCATTTGCTTACTGTCCACATGACGCAATCGTGGTCGCGCATCGGATTGGGAATAGCTGTAGTTACCGGCACGTTGTCCGGTCGCAGATCGTACATGATGCGGCTTTCGATATCGTATGCTTGAAGCACGATGCTCATGTCGAATGAACGAAGTACGCCTGGTGCATCAGTGATGGGAACCCAGCGTCCTTGTTCCTTTGTCATCTTGTACGTGAAGTTGAGCACCACGCCATCGCAGTAGAACTTGTAGGTTGTTATACCTAGTTTATAATTCAACCCGTTCTTGAATAGACGACCGAGCTTCCAGCGTTCCTGCTTCTCGGATCTGTCGCTGCCTGTGCCTGGCTTCATGCCGAATGTATACTCAGCAATCGTGCATGCACGAACCAGATCCGCTTCGCTGTATACGAACACGTCTACATCAGGGGTACTACCCCATGCATCTGGATCGAACCCAGGCAAGAAGCAGCTACCGGTAATGCATCCGCGAATCGGCATAGTCTTGACGAGATCGATGACTCGTTCGATCTTCTCCTTGGTGGTTACCACACCTTCAAGCCAATCAACCATCGTGATATCAGTAGGCATAGTAGATTGCTTTTCATAAACGTGAATCATTATTGCCCATCCTTCTTTCTGTTCTAAGCTAGACAATCATAACCGCCCTGTTGCATCATGCGTGCAACGGCCTCCTCGATCTCCTCGGGAGAACCATTGCGCCTGATGTCACACCACTCCTCATAGGTGAGTTCTTTGCTTTTGTTGGACTCGATAGCAATCTGCTGATTGATCCAGTCCAGCACCATCTTAGCCATGCTGCGCTCCTTATCTCAGCTTGTAATTATCTTTGATCACCGTACACCAGCTGGTATCGAAGATCTGATCGGCACTCGGACAGCACTCTTTCACCCATCGTGCATAGCCAGTCTCGGCATGCCTGAATGTATGGTAATGATGAACGGCATGAACCTTGGTGCCGATCATGTCATGGCCTTCGCTGGTCATCTTGTCAACAGGACACCAGCCCGGGTTGTCATTGTCACCGAAACTGATCACGTGTCCGAACTCTCGACCAGCGATATGCTTTTCCATAATTCCCCAGAACTCTACGCTCTCATTGCTACGACCATAGTAGTCTCGCAACGTCTGAGGTTTCGGAAGTTCTGCGCCGATAGGATAGTAGCCCGACCTCATACTCGTAATGATCAGCTCCGCATTGCACTGGCTACGCAACGTGTCAGCCAGCGTGAGCATGGTAGCTGCGATGCCATCGGGAATACTATGACTCACATCGATGATGATGAGATTGGGAAGCTCCGCCTTGCGGTTGAACTTACCCAATGGATAACCAAGCTTCTTGGTATACCCCTCAGTCCAACGCATTGACTGGGAGATGTTATGCTTGATGCAATCCGTAACATCTCCTACGAACTTCGGCAGCATGCCGAGCTTCTGCAATGCATCGATGTCTACCGAGCTAGTCAGATCTCCGACGTATTGCTGGATGCTCATATGATCCACGCGGAAATCCTCGTAGTTCGGAGTCATAGTTCCACCTACGCAAGCACGGGGATCCTCTGCAATATCGACGAGTCTCGTGTACTCGCCATTCTCGTCAGGTTCCTGCCATTCGTGGTCGAGGATATCGACATGCTTATCGTAGTTGTGCTGGGCTTCGAGCATCGCCTCGCTATCCACGTTGGCGATCTCGCTAGGCTCCTCGGCTTCGCAGCCGGACACCATGATCACCTGACTACGAATTGGTTTCCTCTTACCGAGCACCTTGTTCCAGTCAATACCCGGGAACATCTTCTCGATAGTGGGACGGAGCAGTTGTTTGACCAGTTCCTCCTGTCCCCACTTCCAACGGATATACGGGATACCGTTGGCTCTTGCTAGTGCAACATCGGTATTATTCTCCGCTATGTATAAACGCGGAAACTCGATACCGGCAATAGCGACTCGCTGTAGCATTGTTGCTCCTTCCTAGAACTCAACTTTTGTTTCGTCCTGCTCCTCGATAGTCATAGCTGAAAGCTTCTCTTGCACAGCTTCCCATTCGGGAAGTTGCTGCAAGACTTCCATCAGCTCTGTCATGCTGACATTTTCGAATGCCTCATCATCATACATGATGGCGCCCATGCCGTCTTTGATGTCATCGATGTTTGTACAATCTACATCGCTTTCAGCGAGAGCGGATCTGATCGCCCTCTTCACCTGATTGACAGGAGAGTTAAACTTATCGAGGAACTGCTCCTTCAACTTCGTGCCGATCATATTGTTCCAGCAGGCGTTCATGTTCGTGGCGATTTCCATCGCCTCATCTTCATTAGTAGCTTCGGCCATCCACTGACACATCTTCGTCAGGGATCTCGGAGTGAGGATATTGTACTCGTCACCAGAAGCAACAAGCTTGCTAATCAGCTCGCCACCTGGATCGAACCCGCAGGTTCTCTTTATGTACTCGCGACACCCATCCAGATCTATGCCGAACTTACGCCACACGAAACGCTGTCGGATATTCTCCTTCAGCATGTTCGGTTTGATGGTCGGATTGGTGGCTGCAATAACCATGCAATCAGGTAGCTTGCGACCAGACATTAGCTCACGGCTTTCGATCAAGGTTAGACAAGCTGATAATACCAACTCATCAGCTTCAAGTAGCTCATCGAAGAACAACACATCGTTGTCCTCAAGCGAGCTGAGCCTGAAGTGATCGAAGATCTCCATGGCCTTCGTCTCGACCACCGGCATTGTTATACCGGATACTTCGTTTGGTAGGATCTGGCTGGCGATGATCGTTACAACTTTACCTGCGCCTAGTTCCGATGCTGCTTGCTTGACAGCTGCGGTCTTGCCGATGCCAGCTGGTCCTTCGAGGCAAGGCACAATATACTTGCGAGCAGGCCATGCTGACTTGATGAATCCTACCATGTTATCGAATGTTGACATGTTACATCTCCAATTCTGCATTGACATGATGACGAACAAGCGCCCTGTCCTTGCCAAGTACATACAAACCGATCGTGTCAAATCTTACATTGACATCAACCGGTTCACGTTCTTGCATGAACCACTTGATCATCGCATCTTCAAACTCATAATGCGAGATCTTAAAGTCATCACCGAAATCTTCTGTTGACCATCCGACCTTGATGAAGACAACATCGTTTTCATCTTGAGCTATGATGTAGCCCTTGTAATCTTCATCAATTATTTCGTAACCTACACGGGACAGATATGCTACTGTCGCTTTCATAGCTTTCTTCTCTTGTGTGGTCATGATAATTCCTTTCTCGAATAAAGGAGCAGGCTCCCCAACTAATGGAGAGCCTGCAAGATTTACATTAGTTAGAATGCTTGATCTTGTACTTTGTTCCATTCATTTTCAGCAAGTTGAAATGCCCAATCAAACATACGATAGAGCTGCCTGTTCTTGGCATCAGCTGCCGCATTACGACCGGTGATAGCTGCACGCATCGCTGTCGAATATTTGTTACGGTTGCTCGCGACGATCTTAACCTGCTGGACATTGTTGTTCTCTGCCATTGTTCTACCTTTCTATTCTATCTAACTTATCTTATGGCTTACTTACGATTCGAGTTTCTTGAACCGCTCATCTATGATGCGTGCCTTACACTGGGTAAGGCCACTGGACTCTGAGCTAGCTTGCACTGCCAGCTCAACGTCACCGCCAGCTAGGGTCAGCAACTCTTCGGCTACTGACCTGCTGACGTTGAGCCGCTGCCGCAGCTCCTTGATTAACCTATTACTTATCACATCTATCCTCCTATCCTATTTGTGCTATACATGCTGTCATCAATACCATGACAGCACCGATTACCATGAACACTGGATGGTCGATAGCACGGCCGTACTCTATGAGCACGCATGCTACGAGAATCCACAGTAGAACTAATGCTAATCCCATAGGTCTGTCCTCTCTCAAAAAGGGACGCAGGCTAAATTACCTGCGTCCCATATAGGTCGCTACCAATACACTCGGAGAACCGTGCCGTCGGCACGGAGATACTCCTGGTAACTACCTTTCTCGTCGCGTCCGCTATTCAGGTAGGCCACGGTTGCTCCCTTCTATCCTGTTCTAACTCGGGGAGCAGTCGTCCTTGCTGCTCCCCGTTGACACCTAGGGTTATTCGTCAGCCTCGTAGAACTCGGGCATAACGAATTTGCCAGCTATCCAGCCGCCATTGCTGATGCCGTCGCCGATACAGATATCTTGTCCATACTGGTTAGCAAACCAGTCAGGCAAGACAAGGCGGAACTGACCGCCTTTGGGTCCGGCGACAACAAGGGCCATCTTGCCATTGTCGGTCGTGACAATGTCAAGGATTTCGCGGATGTCACCTTCGGGGATGAAGGTGTCACGAGCGACGTACTTCCTCGATGCGTTCTTATAGGTTGCCATGATGGTTCCTTTCTCTTTCTGTACTATAGGGATGGCGAGCGGCATGCAGGTATGGCTCCACATGCCGCCCGAGAATACAGGCGCACGTAGGGGTAAGGCAACCTTGGGGAAAAGGTTTGCCTTCAAGCGCCCAAAAACACAGGCGCCCGTACAACCAGGGAAACCCTGGCGGCACGGGCGGGCTGCTATAGAAGAGGCATCGTGGTTATCCATGCCCAACGGCACAGGATTCCCCAGCCTTCGTCCTCTTCTTTGGACCAATACCTTTGCGATCCGCGATCGCTTGGCTCACTCCAACCGCGGTTGCGAAGGTAGTCTTCCGCATCTTCCAAACGCTTGAAGACCGCCTCAGGCCAATTGCGATAGTCCTCGTAGGACTCGCCGTTGTCGCACTCGACCAAATAAACTTTCTTGCTCATGGTGTGCATCCTTTCTGTTCTGCCGACAACACCAGTAAACACAGGCGCACGTAGGAATACGGTGAGCCTGCGAAGGCTTGTGAGCTGGGAGCAGACAATTGCTTTCCTGGAGCTGGTGCTGCTGCTCAGTGCGCCTGGTAAAAAGAAAGCCAGGGATCAGGTTGACCCTCGGCTTTCCAGTTAACTTGCCTACAACGAGCGCCCAGTCTCAGCGAGATGCTGGCGAAGGCCAGCGTGCTTGTCGAAGAACAAGCTGATGAGGGCGCTAGGGTAATCGCGAGTGATGCACTCGGTAACATGGTCGAGCATTGAAAGCTCGCAACCAGTGGCACCCCAGATGTGATCGGGATGGGAAACAGGCAGGCTATCGTCGGCGTCCCAGCAAATGTCAACCCAGTTACTCATGGTGTGTCCTTTCTATTCTGTTACACCAGTAAGCACAGGCGCACGTAGAGCTGAGGCGAACAATGCAAAAAAGAAAAGCAGGGAAGCCGAAGCCTCCCTACTAGTTGATGGATAGCGCGACAGCGAAGAGCGCTGTGAACGCTATCATGATGATAAACTCCATGATGTCTCCTTTCTCACCTGTAAAAACAGGCGCCCATGCAACTCGAAGTAACCATCGGGAAGCATGGGCAAGATACTAGACAAGCACACCGTTCCTGTAGATATAGTAGCTTGCACCGGGCTCGTCCATCGCATCGACCGCGACCTCAAGTGCCGACTCGTATGAATCGAACGGGCCGAATTCAGCATCAGTTCCACTCAGCGAATACTCGACTACAACTTCAAACATTGCAATTCCTTTCTAACTAAGCTAACAATTGAGGTGTGCGCTACCAGCCTTGCCTTCTAATGTTAACGGCTGCCGTAACCTTAGCCTCGCACACCAGTAAACACAGGCGCCAGTGCAAGCACGGAAAGCTGCGCATGGCTGAAATACCCTGAGCATGGTTTGACTCTTGGAACACAACTGCGACATGGCGAACTGCGGGCAAGCCGGTGCTCCCTAGGGGTCGCACGTTCGCCAGTGCACATCAGCTTCCCATGCCACCCACAGCAGCCATTATTCACAGCAACGAATAGCGCGCATTGTTCGCCCAGCTCACAAGCCTAGGCATGGGGGGTATAGGTTATATTGGATTAAAAGGATAATAGGATATCTGGAAGTTCCCCCGCAACAAACCCCCCGTTTTCCCAGGGTCGAAAAGCAACGATGTGGAAAAGTGGAAAACCAGGTGAGAATGTGGAAAACTGCGGGGATGGTGTGCCAGATCCACTGATGCGTGTTACCAATGGTCAGCTTTGTAACATATGCAACATGTGTTGCTTAAGCTCCCATCGTCCCCCTGTCCCCCATGTGCGGCCTTGATTGCCCGCCTGGTGGGGTTGGGGGGTTTAGGGGAGCGGGGGGAAGAAGCGAAGAGAAGCGATCAGCCGCTACAGATCCAGCTAACTATGTTCACCATTTCGGCTCGCTTCGCTCGAAGTGCTGCTCAGCTCTGCCTGTGGGCATAGCTTCGCTATATTGGTATAGGATTTCGAATTGCGACTCAGGCTATCCTTGTCACCTTTGTTATCGGGATCTGTGTCCGTGGTAACACTTTAAGGTTTCGAAACCTTCCAAGGGGTTTAGCCTTGGAACCTTTCCTCCCTTTCGTTTCGCCCAGAGCTGAACGGTGCTCTCAGCCTGCCGTGTCAATGGTTTACGCTGTGGTAGGGCGTCCATGGTAAGGGTGCTGCCAGTCTGCGGAAGCGACGCATAAACGATCACCCTCAGCATGGAGTAAACCTCGATATTCGACTCAAACCTTGCGGGCGGTACATTATTCCGTCGAGGAACGGATCTTTTTCTGAACATTGACATAATAGATCGCATGCTTCATAATTGTCAATATGGTTCTCCCGATTCTTTCTTTTTCTGACACCTAGGGAGCCATCCAGTATCCAGGTCCCGGCCTCGTCCTCCGGGACCATCTTTTTTCTGGTATCATTTTTCAGTGTCAATGAGATAGGAGAAACGATGCTGGATACTAGCGAGCTTTTCGAAACGATTACCAGAGCGGACCAACGGCAGCAGGGCGAGAACATGCTCGAACGCTTCCGGTCGGAGGAAACGATCGACGTGCCGATCGAGCTTACCGATCTCGACAACTGGTCGAACTACGTTAACGAAGATCTCTACGTCATGGACAAGAAGCTCCGCGAGTTTCTCAAGAAGGTAAGATATCAGCGCGAGAAGAAGGGCTATTACCGGACGACGGTTTCCGTCGTGTTCGCCTGGATCTTCGGCAGGAAACCGGCGGCAGAGGACGGCGCGGTTTGCAGGACTTTGCACGAGCTTATGAAGTATTACTGCACGAACTACTTCGGGCCTACCACCTATCAGGGTAAGAAGGTTCAGCGCGTTTACGAGTTCAGCAAGTTCTCGACTACTAACAAGCGCCCGTATTCGCTCAAGCTCAGGATGGAGGAGATGGATGAAGGCAAGGACCCGTTCAGAGCAGCAGGAGATGGAAGCTCTAATCGTGACAAGCGGCGGCACGGTAGACGAAGCGATAGCAAGGATGGCAAGTAGGCGGATCTGCGATGTCGTGTCTATCTCGGAAGGGGTTGACGAGGATCACAACCATATCATGATCGGGATGCTCGGCGCCAGGAACGCAGCCGAGTACCTTGTCGCCAGGCTGTTCACCGATGCCGTGTTCTCCCAGGACATACGCGCTATCCAGCTTATCATCAACCGGATCGACGGCGGCTTGCCGAAAGATGTTGACGTTGACCGCTACCAGACGGAGTTCGGCGATTGTCTCAACAAGGTAATGCAGATGACCGACGACGAGCAGACGAAGCTCAAGCCGGAGGATTCCGTCATGATGGCCCTGTGCAAGAGCCTGTATCAAATGGCCGTCCAGGATATCTATTGGGACGATACGCGGGGAATGCCGCGCCGTCCTTCCGAAGCTGCGAAGAAAGAGCGCGACGCTGCCCTACGTATGGTCCTAGAAAGAAGCGGCGGAAGAAAGACCTTGGTCGATATCCCGGTTGAGGTTGAAGATGTGGAGATTGCTCCATGGATCGCAGAGTTACCCGAAATTACATCCTGACCTGCTATAATATGTTCAGGCAATGCGGCTGGCCCATCCGCTGTGTTGTTTGCTCCTCATGTTGGGGAGGGGTAGCTCCCCTCCCCGGTAAAGATGGATGGGCAGAATGGAGCGATTATGGATGGGCGTAAGCAGAGGGCACGGACCCTCGAAGATTGGATTTTCCACCCGACAGCAGAAGACCTGGTATGCGTGAACCGTTTTCATGATACGGTCCGCAACGTGTACTCTGGATATTCGGCACTTGACCCTGACGCACCAGATCCCGACGACGTGAAGACCAAGGTAGCAAATCTCATGCGTGCTCAGCTCGTGCTGCTTGGCGGGGATGTTATCTACGTGCGCGAGGGCGATACGCTGCACACGTTGGGCGATGCCATCGATCTCCTCAGCTATTACATGCACACCGACAGCCGTGATGCACGTAAAGCCATGGACTTGCTTGAAACCAACTTCCAAGGTTACTTCCCCATCGTAGATGGACTTACATGGCGAGATGTCATCTTACTTAAGTACCCAGATGGAAGTTACCAATACATCAACTTGAAGACATTGCATGCCGCCGAAGTCGAAGAAGGCAGCATGGCAACATATCCTGAATATGGAGCGCATGATGTTAGACCACACAACTTTGAGCCGATCTATAGATTCTTCAACGTCCTTAACCAGGCTGTTGGAGAACCATACTTCTTCGAGAAGACCATGCTCTACCATTTCAACCAGCCCTATCGAGAGAAGTCCCATGTTCTCGTTGGAGGCGGAGGAAACGGTAAGTCCATGTTTATGGGATTGGTGCAACGTCTTTACGGAGACTTTGCTCTCACGGATGCTCCGCAACCCAATTTTACGGGACACGCCGCCGCAGTTGTGGCATATAACTTTATCGGAAAACGAATCGTCACATTTAATGACGTTGGAGATCCGAGTGCCAAATTTCTCGAATGGCTCAAGCGAATGATCACCGGCAACCTGGAAGTCAAGACTCCGAGCGGTGCCTGGCTTTCCGTTCCCTGCAATGCAAACTTCTTGATGGAGACTAACCATGCTCCCCAAATTCTCGCCTTGGAAGCTCATCGCCGTCGTTTTGTTATTCGTGAGTTTCATCCTGATTTTCGTCTCAAAGACTTTCTTGATGACGCCACACTCGATAGATTGGGTGAGCGTGGTGACATTACTGCTGGCGATCTTGTTAATTATCTACTCGTTATTCGGGACAGTGTAGACGATTGGACGCAGTTCGGCATCGAGCCGGAATTGGAATTCTATGAGGAGGTAGCTGAATGAGTTACACGGATGAGTATGTGCGAACGCTTGAGCAGAGCTATAGCAAGGATGTTGCCGAGCTTATCAAGGAGCGCGATGAATGGAAAGAGCGGGCGCTTAAGGCGGAAGCCAAGCAGGCCGACAATAAAACAGACGACCAGCACCAGATCCGTCATGTATAGGAGCAGCTATGTTTCATCCTGTAAAAGAACCTAAGCATTACGCTGGCGATGGCAAGATAGCTTGCATGGATGCGTTGCGTTCGATGATACACGGTTCCGAGGCTGAGCTTACCGCTCCCATGATTTACTGGTGGGGTTGCTCTTTCAAGTATCTTTGGCGTTGGGTTTGGAAAAACGGGCGGCAGGATCTTGAGAAAGCTCAGCAATGTATCAAGTATTTGATGGAGGAATTAGATGAAGATCAAAGTAAAGCTGACTGATGGGGCGCCGATGCCGAAGTACGCCAAGCCCGGCGATGCTGGCATGGACCTTACGAGCCGAGAGGATGTCGAGCTTAAGCCTTTCGAGACGAGGATCGTCGGCACCGGCGTCTCCGTCGAGATTCCGGAAGGTTATGTCGGATTGCTTTTTCCCCGATCTGGTTTGGCGAGTAAACGCGGCATCACGCTAGCCCATGCCGTCGGCGTAATTGATTCCGGTTACCGTGGTGAGATCAAGGCTCCGTTGTTCAATACGACAACCGGTTTTAATTACGTTGATCGCGATGAGCGCATTTGCCAGCTTGTCATCATGCCGTTCAACCAATGCGAGCTGGTCGAGGTAGACGAGCTTGAAGAGTCGGAACGCGGCGATACCGGTTTCGGATCTAGCGGGTGCTACTACGATGCCTAAGCCTCAGTGGCTCATAGATCGCGAGCATGAGAAAGAAGAACCGTCTCCCATCAAGTATCCTTCTTGTTGGGAATGCAAATACCTTGGTCTTCCCGTCAAGATGGTCAGGCATAAGGGAAAAGAATGGACCGAGGTATTTGCTTGCATAAAGCATGTAGGTTGTTATAACACTAAGTATTCGATATGCTGCGATGACTTCATACTTAAGTAACTGCTATAATTTGTCCCTAGATAGAAAGGGGCTAATATGGCCGATTACTCTCGCGAAGCTGCACATCGTCGATATGCGAAGGCATACGATATAGCGAATCAAGCTGGCGCCGATTCCCAGGCGGCGGTAAACGAAGCTTATAGGCAAATCTACAACGACACCGAATGGACGCCGGAAGAAGGTTGGGCCGATCAGTATGCTGGCGGCCCGGCTGCACATAAGCCGGCGTCTTACACTTCTTCCGGTTCCTCTCCTCTAGATATCGTAGTGAACGCGGCGAACTACACTCTCGGCGATGTCGCCAACGGTCGACGCGAAGAAGAGCTTCCCTCGACTACCACGGAGAACCAGGATCTCCTGTCCGGCTACGAGAAAGAGGAGCAGAAAGAAGAGGAGCAGAAGAAAGACACTTCCAGTCCTCTGGCTCCCATGGTAAGTCGCGTTTCGGATCGGTCGCGCGATATCGCCAATATGAGCGACGCCGATCGCTTCGAGCTTGCAAAGCAATCGCTCGACCGTAGCTTGCAAACTCAAAACGATCGCGATCAGGACGCTGCCCGCAATATCATGGAGAACCAGTTGATTTCTCAATATGCTGCCAGTGGCGCTAATCCTTACGACGATCCGACATTCCAGAGCCGCCTGCAACAGATCCAGAATACAAATGATACCGATGAGATATCGCGAATCGTTCGCGATGCCACACGTAGGTTCACCGGCGATCCTGATGGATACAACCTTCTCGGATTCACCAGTCAGGAAATGACACCGGACAATGCTCGCAATGTTTACGAGATGGGTTTCAATCAGCTCGGCAATATCGAGCCTACGTCTGCCAGCGCTGACAAGGAATCTAGGCAGAACTTTGCCTCGCCTAGAATTTCAAATGACTTTACCGGAATTAACGCGCTTGGAACCCAAGGTTCCAGATCGGCTAATTTCGATGAAGTTCCTTGGCTTGATAGGATACTGAGTGTTGATCGCAACTTGATTGACGACGGTCGTAGCGAAGATTCCCGTGAAGCGATGTTTATGACTGGTGAGCAGTACCTCCGCTATATCAACGACTTCGGCATTCCCGGTCGTCCTGTTCGGCAGATCGATCCTGATGAGATCTACAGCAAGCAAGATGAGATGGAGAACTACGGTTTCATTCCTTATCTTGCTACGCAGGAAGGATTCGATAGGTTCCACGATGTAGCGTCGGAAAACGCGGTAAGCAATCTGTTCAATGACATTGCGAATGCTCGCAGGCTTGCCACTGATTATACTGTTAACTATGGTGACCAGTCTTTCAGCGGCAAGGATCTTCAGCGCAATTCTTCGGTGTGGAGCAAGAATCTGAAGAACGAGATGGAGAACCCTGATCCTAATAAGCAAGTCTTTGATAGATCCCAGGCGTCTGAGTTTGCCGTTCCTCATAAGGCTGTTTATTCGATTAGAACTCAAGACGGTCAAAGCGCCACGCATGAAGGCGAGCCTACTAAACAGCAGTTCTCCGATGGTCATATCGAATATACTTGGCCTGATGGAACTAACTGGTCTTTTGACGACATGGCCGATCTTCAGGCAAGTGCCGGAGTTAATTACCAGCCAACTACAGATGACGATGAGCTTGCTTCCATGTGGTACGAGCTTACACCATTTGAACTAGATGATGGTACTAAGATTCGTGCCGACAAGGCGCAGCAGATGCTTGCTGACGTATATGGCAATATGGATCAATATGCTAATTACGGTCCTGGCAATATTGCCAAGCCCGTTGTCGAAAGTCCTCTTGAGGGTCTTGCTCCTTGGCTTAGCGATATCTTCACCGGATCTGCGCCGTTGTTCTACTCTCCCGTTGCCGGTGCGCAGGCTGCTGCCGGTGCTATGAATGCTTACCAAGGTATGAAGCCTGGTTACGATGATTACGTTGGCGGAACTTATTCGATGGTTTCCCAGGATCCTCGTGAGGATCAGCGCATTCTTGCGACGCTTGGCAATGCTGCGCTTCCGCTTACCGAGCGTTTGTGGGGTCCGATCGGTGGATCCGTTCTTGGTGGTATCACGAAGCGCATTCCCGGTGTTAGAGATATCGGTGAGAGGATTTCACAAGCTAAACCTTGGCAGCGTTATCTTGCCGGTACAGGTGGCGAGGCAGCTGAGGAAATTCCCGGCAACATCGTCGAAGAGTTTATGAATGGTTCTGGTTTCGATTGGTATGCCAATCCTATTCTCGATGAGAACGGCAATCCTCGATATGATCAGCAAGGACGCCAGATGTACGATCCGAACACTCCATTCGGTCAACGTCTTGGCAACTTCCTTGCAGATGCACCTATGGCTATGCTCGGCGGTGCGGCGATGGGCGGTATCCTCGGTACTACTAGCATCCCGAAATATCGGAGCGAGTATGCCGAGTATCAGAAGAAGAAGAATGGCTCATCTCCAAAGATTGAAGAAGGTTATTCCGAAAACATTACCACTCCTCTTACCGAACGTGAGATTCGAGAGTACAACAGATAGGTTGATTTAAATGTCAAGAATCGGTGCAAATGTAAACGAGCAAGTTGAAGCTCAACAACAACAAGTTCAGGAGAATGTCAGCAACGCCGGTCAAGGCGGTATGGGCGGTGATGTAAGCCGAGGCATACAGCAAGTTGGTGGCGGTGCTCAGGAAACTGAACGGGTTGAAAGCTATCGGCCCAATTACATGGTTCCCGAATACTCGCAGCCCGCCACGTCTGGTATGGGTACTCAGGCCGAGTCTCGCCGAGTCGGGACGCCTGCAACCGTCGTGTCCGATGTGCTTGCAACATCTGCTGCAACTATGGGGCAGAACCAGGATAGCCGCCAGGTTCCACTTGAGTTTACGCCTGCTCCCGGATTGACTACCCCTGGTGCTGCAAGGGCTACCAACGCTGCATTGCAGAATGCTGGCGATCTTATGAACGAAGCAAACCGCCAGCAGAGATTAGCTAATGTGGAACTTCAACAACAGCAGGCACAGCAGCCCGCTACAGCGCAGGCGCAGCAGCAACAGCAGCAGCAGGCTCAACCACAACAGCAACCGGAAGAAACCCAGCCAGCTCAGACACAGGCGCAGGCAGCTGCTTCCGAAGCTGATGAGGTGAAGGTATACAACCAGCAGCAAATGGAAAAACGCAACGCCGTTCGCAATGAGGAAGACATCATGGCTGGCGGTATCTCCCAGAAGCAGCCGCCGAAGACTCCGATGGGTTGGCTTAACAAGCGGTTCTCCGATGCCAGGGAAAGCTTGCGTAGCGGCGTGAAGAGCGCGTTGTCCGGTCGTATGAAACCGGGCAATGCTTGGCGTGATGTCCTGCTTGGCGATAGGAACGTTGCGCCTAATGCGGTGTCAGTTGGTTCCGAGAATCTTCTTGAGGCAATTCGCGAGCCTGGTAGCAACATCATCGATCTGGTCAACAAAGATCGGGAGACTCCGCTTACTGTCGAAGAATGCATCAGGGATATCGGATTGCTCGTCAATGCGATCAACGAGTCCAATATCCAGGTCGTGCTCAGCAAGGGTCCTGTTAACCGTCGTGAATCGATTCAGGTAAGGACGCTTCGCGCTCATATCGGCGTCGGTCTGCGTGTCCACCCGACTCAGCTCAAGGCATTCAATGCCGACTTCGACGGTGACGAAGGTGACTTGTTGACCGATCAGCGCCTTGTCAGCAAATACAACAAGGCGATGTCTTACCTTGTCGATAGCGAAGGCAAGGCTACCATCGATCTCGACTTCTTCCCGTTCGATGGAATTGAGGACAATCGAAGCCAGGTTATCAAGTCGATGATCGAGATCAGCTTCAACTGGAAAGGCAACGAGATTGCCGCCGGACGTGCTGCTGAGATGCTTGCCCGTGACTACATTGATTGCTGTAACGATCTTAAGAACCTTAAGACGAATTGGCCCAAGCTTCTTCGTAAGATAGACAAGATTGCCGGAGAGCTTGCTGGCGATAGAAGCGAGAACACTTCGCTTATCCTCGGATCGCTTTACGATTTCGCCGTCGAGCGCCGTGGCCTTATGCTTCGTTCCGAGTGGCGGGAGTATGTCGAGCATAGTAATTTTAACCCGCCTCCGGCCGATGTCGATCCGTTCGTCGTTGCCATGGTCGATTACTGCGACGAGATCATCGTCGGTCGCGAAGCTCCGAGCGAGCAGGAGTTCGCCCGTATGTACAACAGGTATTACGGAGAAGGCGCCGACAAGAAGAACGTTCCGTTTCGCTTGCTTGCCGACTTTGCCAAAGCTGTTAACCGATCTGAGATCGTGCTACTTGGCAGCGATGTGCCGCTGCTCAAGAACGGCAAGATCGGAGATACCATTCCGTTCAACCAGCTTTACCAGGCAACCTGTTCGGTCGCTCACTCGAAGCGCATTGCCGACCGTGTTCATACCGGATCGCATGAGCTTCGCGCTTCGACCGAGCTTCGCAATAACGTGATAAGCGAAGTGGGTATGCCACGAGATTATGCGAGCTTCCGCGATTTCATCGACGCTTTCAAGATCTCCTACAACCGCAATGCACGGTTGATGAACCTTTCCCGTTCCGTGTTCCGTTCCGATATGTCGGTTATCCAGAATACGAAATACGAAGGCTTGACGAAGATGAGCCACCTTGGCAAGCCGTTGCTGGATATCTACGGCGATAAAACCATGGGTGAGTTCTTCGATGTTGGTTGGAATAGCTCGAAGGAAAACACCAATAGCCAAATACCCGGTGGCGCCGGTAGCCTCGCTCCCAAGTATCGTGGAATGACGCTTTCCAAATTCGCGATGAACAATAAGATGAATTACAAAATCGAGGAGGTTGGCAATCATTTCGGAAACGGTAGCTGGGGCGTAATGGATGTTATATACCTTCTCGCCGATCAGCGAACTGCTCAAACACAGAAATACAAAGAGCAGTGGGAAATAATGACCGGGAAGTTCTCTGGCATTATGTCCGATGTTCGAAAGGCTATCGAGAAACAGGACTGGAATAGCTATATGCTCAAGTCTCTTGAGTTGCTGGATCTGGCGTCTCCTGATATGTTCACGTTCTTCGGCATGGAATCCATCGAGACGTTCATGAACAGCGAATGGGGTCGTAGGCTCATCAACGCCAAGAACGTCGATGCATTCCGTTCGACATGGGTTTCCATGATGGTCGAGTATCGCATGGCTCGCACTGAGCGCATCTTGAACGAAAGGGACGAATACCTCGAAAACGAGTTCTTGTCTACCCAGGAGAAGCGCGAGGTAATCGACGCTCTCAACATGGCATACGAGAACGAGATGGAAATCCTCGGCTCGTCATCTCTCGCCTGGGATGCCATCGTGAAAGACGAGATGCAGAACAACCGTGTCTTCAAGACGCTCGTTGAACGCGGTGGTTATTACTTCACGAAGGACAGCAAGACTCCTTGGGAACGGGATAAGAAGGATTGGATCGCCAATGCGGCTAACTTCTGGAAGAGCGATGAGGCAAAGCAGTATTCCTCGCTTGTCGAATTCCTCAAGAGCGAGGCTCCTTATCAAACCAAGATGAACGTGCTTTCCGATATCGTCCGTCTTCGCAATGGATACAAGGATATCATGTCGTTCGAGATGATCGGCCAGCTTGCATACCATCCTGACCGCCTACACGAAGGATCTCAGTTCGATATGAACGGCGGCATATCTTCGGAGAAGAAAGCCATCAAGGCTTCTATCGATCGGCTTGATTCGTTCTCGAAGGCTTCTTCAGATAAGGCAATGAAGTTTGCAGATAACCTTGTGAAGAAAGCTGGAAAGAACAAAGCCGCGTTCGAGAATTACATCAGGCAGCTCGCCACAGATCCAGGGTTCCTGGTTGGCGTCGATATCAACTTCGCGGCCGATGCCATCGCTTCGGTTATCGATAAGACGTATGACGACTCTGAGAAGATCAAGCAGCAGGAGTTCGTCAACGGATATTTCCAGGCTTTGTCCTACCAGCGTAGCGGTGGTTTCTATACTCACTTGCAGCAGGTTGACAACAAGTTGCTCAACAAGATCGGTTACGATCAGCTGACTCCGATCGACATTATCAGGGTAATCGGCGATCCGTCTATCAAGATGACCGTGTACGATAGCTTTGGCAACGAGGATGAGCTAAGCCGTGCTTCGCTTTGCGGCGGCGATTCGATCGACGATGTTATCGGATGGATTAACGAGAACCCTCGTATGGCTTATATGTTCCGTCGCTATGTTGCGAACATCGACGAGGGAATGAACAAGCATGGCGACGATAAGCCTGGAAACACTGTGACGATCAACGGTGTTGACAGCAGTTTCGATCTTTTTGTAGATGGAAAGACGCAGAGCAATACTTACAAGGTTTTCTCATTGCTTAACGATAGGCCCAGATTCCTTGCTTTCGTTTCGCTTGTTACGCCTCGTGGGCGCATGACGCAGCGTGCAACCACTCCGAAGATTACGAAGTCTCTTGAAGGTGTCTGCGATTGCTTTGCTTTCCTTGCCGGTCTTGGCGAAGATGTGAACATCGAAGCCGAGATTAGGAAGATATTCAACATTACACCAGAAGGTATCGTTGCTGCCACGAGGGTCGGCAAGTTCGACGATGGCAGCGGTTTTGACGACGGTCAAGGCGAGCTTATGTACAGCGAGGTTATCAAGGAGATCGGTGAATGCCTTGATATTATTCGCAACGCGAATGCTACTACTGGTAGTTTCAACTGGCCTCGCGGTGTCGAATGGAACGTTGATCCCAATTCGGTTGTCTCGTATTACGACGTTCGCCAGCAGATGAGCGGTGCTCGAACTTCAACCATGATCGGCGTCGAAGGTTCTGAGACTGTAAAGAATATCAACCTCAAGATTCATTTGCGCAATCGCAAGGATCGTTTTATCCAAATCAGCAGGGCTACATCCGAAGGCGAGCTTGCCAAGCTTTCGAAGATAACCGAACGCGATCTTGTTCAGGAAATCGAAGATAGCGATGAAGGTTACGTTATCTTGGATCGTAACATGTACGAGGGTCTTGCGAATTGGGTTCCTTCGGATCTTACCCTTTCCCATGGCAAGACGAATCAACTTACTTCGACAGCTAAATTCTTCGAATTGAAGCGTGAAAAAGGCGCCGAGGAATTCAACGCGAAGACGAAGAAGTTCGGCGACGATGGTACGAATTCGATCACGAAGTTCTCCAAGTTCACCCGTGAATCTGTATCTAATGCAGATAAGCTTATATTTGATTTGCAGGATACGTTTACCACTGGCGGCAAAGATGCGATGATTCCGATTCTCGCAGAAGCTCTTGAAAATGCTGACAAGGATCTGGGTTATATCGATGCTAATACCACGTTCTTCCGCGCTGACTACATGAACCTCGCTGACGTTATGATCGCTGAGGATGGAGCAGTTCGGTCGCTTGAGCAGCTTTCGACGGCTTGTCGAAACCGTCTTACCGATTACGCTATCGCCGGTGGTTTCAAATCTCAGACAGCAGAGCTTGGGCAGATAATGCAGGAAGCTGGGACGCAGGCCGATACCATGCTCCATAATAGCGTGATCGCTGACGTGATCGCCGGTATGCGCAGCTTGGGAAGCGGCGGCAAGTTCCGCGGTCGTCGTGCTGCGCGTAGGCATTCCTCCAGTTTCGAGCGCAATTACATTGCATTGTCCGATATCTTCGATAGCTTCGAGAACTCAAGTGATTTCAACGGCGAGAGATACGTTCCCCCTGCCCGTGAAAAGATGAATGGAATAGTCAGGGAAGCTTATGGTCGAGCTATGAAGCTTGGACTTAGCGCTTACGACAAGAAACGAATCGAGAAGCTCGTCATGCCCGGATCTTCTGACGGCATCGGTTACGGTTATGATTTCATCGGAGTATCCAACGATACCGACATGTCGTTGTTCCCCGGTCCGCAGAGCCTCGTGTTCTTCAACGAGCGTAACAACGACCTTATCGAGCGTTGCAAGAGTTTCGGCATTACGGTTGCCTTTGCTGACTTTGACATGATCCCGGAAGAATATGCAGAGGATGCGATGGAGGGCAACGGCGGCTTGTTCATCATTCCGTTCTTCGACATGCAGGTGAACGGATCAACTGCCAACCGCCTCGGTCCTGCTCCCGCAGAGTTCCGCATGAGTCCCGACAACGTGACGACCTGCGTCGAGGATACGACATACGAAGTTGGTCCCGGCGATGCAACGGTTCACATCATGAAAGAGCTGGCTAACCGTGTTCGCATTAATTTATCTGGCGACGAGGTGTTCGATAGCGATGTTCTGTTCCCGAATGTTCTCAGGGCATTCCCGAATTCCGATTACCAGATTGACCTCTGTTCTCGCGAGGAGGTTCAAAAATACATCGTCAACATGTGGGACGATGCGACCATCGATATCGGCATCGATCAATCTCATCCTGATTTCTATGATGAGATGGCTAAGATGGATGTACGTATCGCAGAGTATGCACAGCGTTTCGACGAAGCCGACAACGCATCTATCCTCACCGGTGAGATGAAGGATGATCGTATCATCGGATTTGCCAAGATTATCATCGACGGCAGGATTCGCGCTTTTGCTCCGATCATCCCGTTCCATAGGAACATGAAAGGCAAAGTTCCGCGTTCGTATCAGGTTGATGAGTTCGATATCGTAAAGGACAACAACACCCAATTCCATCTTACCTGGCATTACTCTGGTGGGATCGTCGGTCAGGCTATCAAGTTCTTCGAAGGTATCGGCGCTTCCAATAAGATGATGACGAACGGTGATCTTGCTCGCAGCCGTAGCTTGCAGAACGGATTGCCGGTCGATGCAATGTATTCGACTAAATCCGTAGCAAGTCGATTGTTTGCTTCCAATAAGCGAATCAACACAATGGTGTCGCTTATGATGATTCCTCGTGTCGATCCTAAATATTCGTATAACTTCGCCGAGATGGCTGACGCTTTCCCGGACGAGGATCCCGATGATCCAAACAGCATCACGCAACGTATGCTCGAAGGTCGCATGACTTTACAGGATTGGATCAACGAATACGATTCGATCACGAGATTCCATCGTGATCCGGAGATCGATGCCGTTGTCAGGTTCATGGTCAGGAAGTGCGTCAAGGAATACAAGACCGTCAACCCGTCCACCCTTCTCATGACGAGGACCGTTGATGGACTTATGGTGCCAATGGGTACCGAGTTCGAGGCGTTCATGGATACGAGCCTCAACTTCCAAAATGCTCTTATGAAGCTCATGAACGCCATGACATCGCGCGATGGGTACTCACCGCTTTGTCCGTCCAGTATCGACGACAACGCAGACAATTGCCTATTCAAGCCTGTCACCACGATGGGCGAGGATTATGGAGTGTTGCAGATGCTGGTACCTCATTATCTTCAGGACGGAACCGAGTATACGATTCCCGAGAATGTGTACCTCCATTACGGATTCTTCGGTGACGTGTTCTCCGGATTCGGCAGGTTGAACCTTACGGCATCCATCCACGCTGATGATCTTAACGTTGCAAACAAGGTAAGCAATGAAGACCTTATCCAGCTTGCCTCGCTTGGCCGACGTGAGATGGCAGCAGTTGACCAAATGAAACTGCATGGCATGACGTTCGATGCTGAATCTATTTTGCTTCCTCCAAGAGATACAAAAGAAGATGTTGACCTTAACCCTGAACAAGATGGTATAACTCATGTGAATATTTATTCACAGGGTAATACTGAATTAGGTCAGTTCTTATCTAATTTTTATTATGCTCCTATTAATCTTCCAGAAGGAACTTTTAATTCAATAGAAGGTTATTGGCATTGGCTTGGTGTACCCGAGGGAACACCAGGTAGAGATAAGTTAAAATCTTTATCAGGATATGAAGCCCTTAAATACGGTCGCGAACTGAAAAGAAAATATTCGGTAAACCAAAGAAGCGACTTTAAAGAAAAGATTCAACATGCAATTGGAGTCAAACTTGAGACTTATCCATCTTGGAAAGATGATCCTAATTCTAATTTGCCTCTTAAGCATTACTATGTAACTAATGATAAAGTTAGTAACCAAGAATCTAAGTTCGGCTGGGTTGTAAAAGCCGTTGAAGATGAAATGAGAAAACATGGCTAACATCAACAATTCTGGAACATCAGGTGCAAACCAAGGTCGAATTAATCAGATCGGCGCTGAAATCGGCGAAGCTCTTCAGGGTTTTGTTCAAGGACAGGTTGGTGACGTCGGTCGAGGTTTACAGCAAGTAGGATCGCCTGGTGCTGCCGAAGCTGAAGAAGGTGGAGGCTCTGGCGCCGGCGCAGCTGTTGCCGCCGCTCCAGTAGTTGTGCAGCCGCAATCTACTATTAGGCCATCTGGTGTAATAGGTTGGGCTGATAGGATGCGAGCTGCCGAAGCTGCACAAGCTGCGACAATGACGCCTGCTGCTCAAGTATCAGCAAAACCAGCAGAAAAATCTGTCGTTGCTCCAACAGTTCAACCTAGAAACGAACCTACAACTGTTAGCACATCTGATGGATCTGTTGCTGCTGGCGATACTTCTCAAGCTGCCACGAACAATCTCGCACAGGAAGTCGTGTCGCAGGCTGTTGGTGATAGCTCTACGGTAAGCGCAGGTAAGAAGTGGCGTAAGAAGAAATCTACTGCACGTCAAGAATATGAGGATATTGCAAGCCGTGTAGGCCCTACTATTACCGATGCATTTGCTCTTGATGCTGCAAGACAGCGGATGGAAAACGAAGAAGGTCAGCAACCTCAGCGTAGGCAAGTAACCGGTCGCGCATCTGCTCCATCTGTACCAGCTAGTCGTCCTCGTAAAGAAACCAATTACGAGGCAGCTGAACGTGTTATGAACCGCTATGAAGATGTACGTCGAATGGAAGCAGAGGACGCCGAGATTGAGGCAACTGAGCTTTACAACCTGTTCCATCAGAACGGTTCGTCCAATGTGGCCGAGATGCTTTCGAGGTACGGTCTTACTGATGAGTCGTTTGCCAATATGGCTACATTGCCCGATGAGCAAAATGGTCAAAGGTTAAACGATTACGAAGCTCAGATTGATGCCGCTGGTTTGCGTGAGGCTCCTGACGAATCGCTTAATGTTGAAGACCATAAGAACACGGAGAAACAAGATAGGCTTATCAGCCAAACCGTTCGCGACCTTATCAAGGGGTTCTTCCACGTAGATGGCGAATATGTCGAGACAGATGAAGATGGAAACGAGTTTTTGCATTGGAGCAAGGAGAGCGGTGTCGAAGAAGCTATCACCGATCTCATGCGATATTTCAACATTCGCGGCATCGAGGGTCAGCGCACGGTATTTCGCCTTGTTCGCCTATATGCTTCCATGTCAATCGATCGCCATGGCAAAATGTTTAACGAGGACAGCAGCGAATGGTCGCTATCTTCCGACGAGTTCGTGATGATCTGCCGGCTTATCAAGCGCTCGTGTCAAGAGAACGGTCATCCTCTCAGCATCGTGAGCGATACCGCAGAGCTTCGTGGAACAAGCATTTTCCCATGCGGAGTAATGCCCAAGGTTGTTGCCAAGGCAATCTGCAATCCTGGGAGCAATTTGCAGATGAGTCCTGCTGAATGTGTCCAAGCTTGCCAAGACGAGTGGACGACGAAAACCCTTCCCGATATGCGCAGAACGCTTGTCGATGAGAAGATCGGTCAGCTCGTCGTCATTCAGGACATGGCGCGAGCTGTTTCCATGCTCGACGGCATGACGGCAGAGCGTTTCTCTGAACGCTACAATGTGAGCACCACACTTGATTTCCATCTGTCTGAATACCAGGACAGCTTGAAAGCCTATGCTGTAGCTATGAACAACTCGGTCGATGCGCAAGCCGTCAAAGCCAGGGAAGAACGTAAGATCGATCAGTATCGCAAGTTGTACGACGATCAGCGTCACATGTCCATGGTGAAGGATCACGAAGGCATCAACCATCCTGTTCAGAACAAGGAACGCACTTGGATTTCAGGACTCAAGTTCTTCAACAAGTTAACAAGATCATCTGGCGTCGCGCTGTATATTCCCGTTACCGTTTCTGCTTTCATGGAAAAGGGCCTTGGCAACGTTAGGACAAATATAGCTCTCTGGGCAATGGGTAGTAATTACGAAGTATCGGACTACACCAACGAGCGGTTGCGTTCAGATGAATCCGTTGAGGCTTTCCAGTGCGTCAAGCAGCTTTACGATTCATTCGGACCTGGTGCGGTGCGCCTGTTCGAAGAATCGGGTATGGAATATACCAAGGAAAATGTTGCACAGTTTGCCCGAGAGAATCTACAGTCGCTCACTTCTGTAGGCATCGAGCGGGCGAACCAGATCCTTGATCGCCTGACCCACAATCTTCTCACGGCAGATTATGCGTTCCGTCGTTCGGATGTTGATCTTTGGTTTAAAGCCTATCTTGCTTCGAACAAAGCAGCAGCGGATGTACAAGAAAAGCTTGCACAAGAAGGTCGCCTAAGCGATCGTGAGATTCCGCTTACTGCAAACGAGATCGATGGAATGGTTCGCTCGTATACCAGCATGGGGCAGTTCTTTGCAGAGGCGATGGGTTCTGATTACGGTATCAACGCTTACAATATGATGAAGGCGAACAATATCGGCCAGACTTCCCCATGGAGTTATACGGTCGATAGGTTCCTTCGCGATCATGCTGTAACCGATACGGTTATCACGCAGTTTGTCGATACGTATCCCCGATACGGGATGAACTTCATCTACATGCTCGTTCCGTTTAGTAGGACGATGTCTTATATCAACTACAAGATGAACGATAGTACGAACGATATCAAAGCTGATTATATCATCGGTGGTAACTACGAGGACTTTACAACCGGTCTTCGCATGAATCTTATCTACGACGCAATGAACTTTGGTCATAGCTTTATCATCGGCGGTATTATCGGCGTCATTCTCAATACCCTTGGCTGGGAACCGCCCGATGACGATCAGAACTATTACAATGCTTCCATGTGGAAGATTGGCGGCAAAGTTGGCCTTGGTGAAGATTACGATGGCGATGGCAAGGGTGATGGCGTAGAGCTTCAGCTTGCCTGGTGGATGAACGATCTTACGTTGTTGCAAATGCCAGTTGCCACATTTACTGCTACTTGGCTTTCAACTGGCGATCTTGATCTTTCAAAACAGCTAATGTTCAGCAGTTTGCATGATACCGTTGATGGAAACGTCCTGCTTGACTTCGCTGACACTGTTAACAATTTCAGGGAAAACTATGTTGAGTTCAATGAGATGATCAACGATCCGGCATACAACGGACCAAAAGATGTTTATTCATATGCTGTCATGGAGGCTCAGCAATATTCGCTTAGCTTGCTCATGGGTAAGAAATGGAATCCGATTAATCCACTTATCAATATGATCAATCGCGATACGTTCTTCCAAGGTAATAGCGCAAGGAATCGAGCTTTCAATAAAGTATTCGACAAGTCTGACGAGTGGCATATTCAAAATGGTGCTACCACAAAGACTAGCTATGATGATTATCTTAGAAGAAAATATACTTCAAGCAATCTTCTGTATGCAGCACTTTGCAATAAGTTCATTAATCAAGGTGATGAGAAGAAAACCGGTTATTTTTGGTGGGAAATGCCAGTTCGTACCATGCAAGACAATCTCGCATGTGCTTGGGCTGGCGAGTTCGCTGTTGATTACAATAAGCGCGCTGAAGGCCAGAGCGTACAGCAATATGAGGAAGAAGTAGCTAACAAGGTTCTTTCCTATATTGAATCGTTTGGCAGTGTTCAAGAAGCTCAAGAAGCTGGGTTCATTATTCCAACTAAAGCTCGCAAGATAACTCTTGATGTTTTGTTCTCAAGGCGAAATAGTCTTGATAACGAATGGGCGGCTCGTCTTGAATCTGGTGAACTTGACAGGTATCTTGATCGCCAGCCTGAATATCAGCGCTATGCCGACGAGCGACAAAGGATAAACACGATTATCTTCGATTGGCTTAAGAGCGACGATATCCCTGAATGGGAAGAAGGTTACGAACAGTTGCTTACCGATTATGAAGTAAGCTATCGTTACAAAGACTCCGGTCTTCCTGCTCCTGAAACGGAGATGTTCAATCCAAACGTTGAGCCGGTCTATCTACCAAAGGGCAATCATCCGACAAGCTTCGCTCCGTTTACGCTCGTCGATCAAAGCAGCAACGAGGAAGTTCAACGTGGATTCAATGCTGAAACAAAGAATTCTTGGCAAAACGATCACACGGATTTCGATGCAATCTTTAACGGCATTGGACAGAATGAACTTAAAATCGGCCGAGATGCTGGAATGATTCTCAATGATTCTTTGTTCGGCAAGCAATTGCTCATTGATGAGTTTAAAGCAAAGCTTCGCAACGAAGCTACAATCAACTACCGCAGCTATGTACCTAAAAAAGTCACGCTTAGCGATGAAATCAGAGACTATGATGAAAAAGCTGCTACTGGCGGCGTTCTTGGTGATAACGGCAAATATAGCCAAGATGCGCAAGATGTTATCAATGGAACCAAGAAGACGCCTACTTCATCTAATTATCCTACATACTGGTCGCGCAGCACTTACGGATACAGCAGTGGCGGCGGTGGCGGTGGTAGTTATGGCAACTACAATCCCAAGATCTACAGCAACCCGCGCCAAGTTAATTCCGATAGAGCTGCTACAATGTATACCAAACAACCTTATGGCAATACGCCTACTAGCTACTTGCGTCCGAGCTTCAGCACCAAGGGTAGCCGTGAAGCGTACAAGAGACAGGATATGTAATGGGTAAAGAGAAACGCTGGAACGTAGAGAAGGAATCTCTCAAGACCATTGAAGCTTGCAAGGTTATGGCTCAGTTCCAAACTGCCAAAACCCAAATGCAGCAACGCACTCGTAACCACGAGTTGTATGGCTTGATTGCCAAGAACAAGTCAATCCAGGAATATTTTGGCGGCAGGCGTACCAAGCAGCACAAATACTTCAGCGAGGGTTCGACGCAGTACATCCTACGCAAAACCCTCGCCGATACCATTCAACGCGTTCCCGATGGCGAACTTGAAACACAGTACGACAAGGCAAGCAAAGAGCATATCTTCACTAGGTACATTTTCGAAAACAAGGTAATCGCTTCCGAATTCGAGGGCATCGATATGATGTCCAACCTTACCAACGCTTTCAAGATGTCGTTCATGTACGCATTTGCTCCCGTGCGAACGGGTTTCGAGAAAGACTACGATGACGATGTTCGCATCGGATTCAACCTAGAGCAATGGTCCGATGTATTCGTTAACGCCGATTGCAAGGATATCAGGCGACCGGAGGTCGTCTATTTCAGGCAGTATCTATCTAAAGACGATGTTGAGGGGCTGCTTGATTCTAATGGATCTGTGCGCGATGCCACGTACAACGAGGACACCATCCACTATATCCTCGATGAAGATATGTTCACGGCTCGCATGGCCGAATCGGAGAAGCTTGCCGACGAGCTTAAAGGCGCCACATCGATCCAGTCGATCACGTTGATCACCGAGTACCGCCGTGGTGCGAGCGAGTTCGTCACGTTCGTCCCCGGCTTGAATGCGGAGTTCCGCCGTGTGCCTAACTACGATCCGCGCAAAGGCATTCCATGGAACTTCCTCGTTCTCGAACCAGATCCCGATTTCCCGTTAGGCGTTTCACAGGTTGAGTTCCTGCTTGCTGATCAGCAGTTCAACGACATGTTCCAAACGTCTGCATACAAGAACCTCCTCCTCGGCATGGAGCCGCCTATCATGGTAAGCGGTTGGGAAACCAACCCGTCGAGTTACCGTTTCGAGCCTCGCAAGATCTGGAACCTTGGCAACAATCCCAATCAGGTTAAGGTCGAACCCGTCAAGATCGATAACTCGATTCTCTCCGGTTGGGCGACCACACGTGAATCCATTGCAGCATCCATGCTTCGCAATCTCAACGTCATGGATGGCACGATCGCATCCGATTCCCATGTGACTTCGTATTCCAAGACCGCTCCTGGCGTACAGCAGCAGCAGGAGAACAAGAGCATTACGGTTAACCAGTATCAGAAACGCGTCGAAGACTTCTTCTCGCAGTGGGCCGTTCAGGCTCTCCGCATGTATATCAATGCCATGAACGGCGTACATAAGCTTACTGTAGACGAGGAAACCCGTCGTCGCTTGTTCGATATCGGCGAGATCGATTGCATCGATGGCAACAAGATCGAGATTGATTTCTCCGAGCTGTCCTCCGATATGCTTGAATTCAAGGTACGCGCAGGTTCGCTCGTCCAGCGCAAGGAAGACCAGGAACTTGAGAAGCTTACCACGATGATGCAGCCGATCATCCAGAACCTCAACGGATGGTCCGAGCAGAACCGTGCCGTCATCGAGAACGATATCCTCCTCCCTGTAACCATGCGCATGATCGAGCTTTCCGACACAGACCTCGCATCTTCGCTGTCCGAGTCGCTTTCATCTCAGATAGCCAAGAATATGATGGCAGACATGCAAGCTCAGGTTGATGGGCAGCAAATGCAGATCAACGACTTGCAGGGTCAGATGGCAGCAACGCAGCAAGCCTTGCCACCTGAATCTCAGGAACAACTGGCTCAGGCCCCGATGGCAATGCCACCGGCACAATCGCCAGTTCCCAACTTGGAGGCCGTGCCTGAAGGCGCTCCTGCTCCGATGGAAAGCGGGGAAGCTTCGCCGAGTCTCCCCGCTCTTCCTGAAGAGGAACTGCCTGGTCAGCAAGTAGATTCTTTTGATGAGATGTTAACTATCTAATCTCTGATATAATGTCGCTGACTCGGCGATAAGTAATAGGCTAATGACAAAAGGAGGCCATCTATGGCACAGCCGATTTCGCCGCAGATTTGGAACAAAGCGGCACTGACGGATAACCGTCTGCTCCCCGCACGATACTCCATCGGTATCTTTACGGGCAAGGGCGTCAACATTGCTAACAATGAAGATGCCTATGCATACGACGATATCCTTGTATCTGACCGTATCTTCGATTACGACGACCGTCGCCTGAACGGTCTGACCGGCCCCGGCTCTACCGAGGTTACCGGCCGCGATGGTTGGGGCGCTTCGGCTTACGGCCCGTTCCAGACGGTTCGCTTCACTCGTCGCGTCTTCACCTCCGGCCAGCACAAGTCGATCGCTTGGCGCGTGTTCGACGAGAAGCAGTATTCCGGCAATATCGGGTACTTCGGCGATGAAAAGCAGTCGTCTGCCTACACTGGTGGCGAGTCTTATCTGTCCACCGCCGAGACGATCAACAAGGCCAAGTCCATTTGGGATAAGGAAATCCTCGGTCCGCATATCGACAAGTATAATTTCTTCGCGATTGCGAACGGCCACATCTCCGGTCGCTTCGTCCAGACGCACGCCAACGAAGGCGCCATGTTCGACTGCGACGGCACGTGGATCGCTTCGCCTGGTCCGTATGAGGGCCTGTCTTATCCGCCTGAGTTCGCCCCGATCAAGGCGATCGAGTGGGATAGCCTGAACGTCCGCCCGATGCTCAACGCCATCGACGTTGCCTGGACGAACCTGTTTATCCCTGAGGACAACCGCGTTATCCTGCTTGACAAGGCTTACAAGGATGACCTGCTCTCCAACCTCATCGGCGTTCCGGGTACCATCCCGCATTCCGACAAGGCTTACGATGCTCTCGTCGAGGGCCGCTTCGAGCGCTTCTACGGTTGGGACTTCGACTTCTCGATCCCGTCGCAGTATTATCCGCAGGTTTACCTGGATGCGAACAACAACGTCGTCCACTCGGCAAGCGGCACTGCTGCGTATGATCTGGTCATCAACTCGATCTCCGACGCCAGCACCGTTCTCTCGACCAAGCTGATGCGCGAGTTGGCAGCTTCCCAGCGTGTCCGTGCAACGAACTACATCGGCACGTATTTCGATACGACCACCAAGCAGTTCGTCAACGAGATTACCAACTATGCTATGTCGATGCCGGCAGGCGCTCCGTACTACGGCACCAAGCAAACCGCCAATGAAACTACCGTCGATTGGGGCGTCCCCTACGGTGGAAGTACCACGCAAGGCTCCGAGGCTGACTATGCGGTAGACAGCTTCCCGTGGCAGGGTTACCCCGGCCAGGGTATCGCCAGCCCGACTGGCCCGGTTTCCCCGATCAACCGCCGTCAGGTTATCGGCATGGCTGTCTACCGTCCGGCTGCTCAGCTCGGCGAGGAGTACGGCTACATGGAGACTGATCGCGGCAAGACCCGCGGCAAGTTCACCGAGCTTGTCTTCGACATGAAGCACGACGCTTGGGTTATCCCGCAGTATTCGCACGGCATTCTGCTGATCGTGGATGCTGAGGAGAACGTCGGTGAACCGGCTGTCCCGGTTCGCGTGACCGAGCCGATCCCCACTGAATAAGCTAAGCTTATCGGTGAACCCATGGGGGCGGGTGAGTTAATCGCCCGTCCCCTTTCTAGTTTAAGGAGGAAAGATGGCCGATTACGATTCCGGCGAAATCACCGAGCGAGAACGGTTAGCAGCCGAACGACAGAAAGAGATCGCACGGTTCAACCGCGATTCGGTTATGAACCAACTCTCCATGCAGCTTGGCGGATACGACCAGGCAAACCAGCAGAACCGTAAGCTTGCCGATGTTCAGCTCAAGCAGAACCAGCGCAAGAACGAGGTAGACCGATTCGAAGCCCAGCGCAATTTGCGCAACGCATCTCTCGGCTTGCTCGGTTCCATGGGCAACACCGCCCTTAACAGCAGCTCTACAGGCAACCTCATGGCAATGCTGAGAGATCGCAACGATGCCGACAATATGAACTATTGGAATCAGCTACAGGCAAACCAAAATGCAATTAACAACGCGTATCAGGAAAGCGAGAATCAAAACCAGGTAGCTAAGAACGATACGATCACCAATGCCGCAAAGGCTATCCGCGATATCGAGTCCGATCTCGCCGCTAACCTGAGCAACATCAACCCGAACCTATATGTTACGCCTGGTACCGGGGATGCGATGCTCAACGCATGGTGGCAAGGCGGTCCTTACGATCAGCGCGTCGGCAACACCAACCCGCAGCTCTCCGGCTACATCATGCCAGATACTTCGGTTCAGACAGCAAGGCAAAGTGGATCGCCTGCTCAGGGGCCTATTCCGCGTAATAGGATTCGACGTAACGATTACTTTGGGCGCCTGGTAAATGGATACAATAGGAGGTATTTGTAATGGCTGAGAAAATCCCGTTTGACGATGATGTGATGACCCTCATCATGGGGCTTGGCGGATACGACGAACCAGGGCAGCATGGCCGTAAACAGGTACCTGCTCCCGAGCAGGATACCGTCGAATTCATCACGTCGATCCGAGACATGTGCGAAGAGTTCCTTCGCAAGATCGACAAGGGCGATAGCGAAGAAAAAGAGCGCCCAGAAAAAGAAGATGAAAACGTTGAAGCAACCGATATGAAGATCGATGAGGATTAAATATGTCTAGAGGAATGACTATAGCCGACTTCGTTCAGCAGGTATTCTATGCGATGTATCGCGTTCGCCTTGACGTCGATGCTTCCAAGGAAGGTTCCTTCCACTCCAAGAGCGACAAGTTCAAAGAGATCGTGATGGAAGCTAACTTCATGTTGCAGGAATTCCAGAAGGAGCAAGACTGGAACTTCCTTCGCGAACGTTGGGATATCGGCTTCACACGTCCTGGGATCCAGGAATTCAGGATACCGGAAGGTATCTACCGGATCTGCACCGGGTACAACGATGCCGTCCGAATGCATATGGGACATGGCGTTACTATCCATATCCCCTTCGTCTCGCCCAGATCCGGCAACATGGATGTCTATGAGATGTACGATGAGAACGGATTCCTCAATGTCGATAAACGTCAGCAGCGTGCATTTGTCGTTGGCGATACTCTGGCTTTCTATCGCCCTTGGTTTCATGGCGAGATTGGCCGTCATCTCGAAACTGACGTGATCAGCTATATCGAGCCGTTGCATATCTGCGATGACGATTGCCCCGACAATTGCTCGAAGGCATACGAAGATATCTATTTCAAATGGATGCCCGATCCTTATTACTTTGTAGTCAAGACGGCAGCACGACGGGCTATTGCCGATCCGTCTCTTTCCGAAATGGTGCAGACGTTGAATGACGAGGCGGCCAAGATGCTCAGCGCAGTACGTGAGAACGATTCCGCCCATACCTATCTCGATACCTACGAAACCGCTCCAATCGGGTTCATCTCAGTTCTCTAGGAGGTAGCTTATGCCATCAAGTAGCAAGCCTAGAGCACAAGGCGGAGGCCGTAAATCCAATTCCGAACCCAGGCAACAGGTGTTCCGCGATTTCGGTGGATGCAATTTCGAGCTATCTCCCCGTGATTTCTCATTAGGTAAAGACGTTTATCAAGAACAATCTGATTTGCAGATGAATTACGTCGTCGTGCAAAACAATGCAGGCATTGTCTCAAACAAGACAATCGAAACCCGTAACAATATTAAAGACTTGTTCTCTGCTCCTGGCGATAATAGAAAATTCACCGGCGTCAATATTCTCGTCAACGGTGTCATGTACTGCGCCATGAACGATGGTTCGATTATCTACTTCACACTTGGATCTGATACGTTTAGCGAGCTTGAAATTATCAACCATGCAGATGAGCCAGTTGAACATCATTGGCAATCATTTGCGTATGTTGATGATAAGCTAGTTGGAACTACGCTTGAAGACATGTTGTGGACCGGCGAGATCGGTAGTGGAACAATTGAAAACGCACGCAAAGTTCCCGATCCGGAACCGCTTGATATTAATAATCTTTTTGAATATGGCGATCTGGTCATCTCGGAAACCCAAACTGAAGAATGCAGTTTCCGTATCGCCGTTGCGATAGCGTATGTTAACAAGTTCGGTTCCACTGCTTGTTCAGATCAGTTTGCGTTTTATGCCAGTGTTCCTGTGAGCGAATGGCATAGTGGATGTTATCTTAATATTTCCAGTTTGGCTCCAATGATGGGTTACGATATTCAAGCTGTTGAAATCTACTATACGGTAGATAATTCATCGTCGCTTTTACTTGCTGGTCGCACTGATAATGTAAATGAATTTGGCTTATGGACCTTTGACTGGTTAGGTTATCTTGATGCAACCGAGATGTGGCCCCTCGCGAACCTCATCGCTCCCGACGAGAATCTTACCGAAGGCGTCAAGGCGAGCCATGTGAAATGCATCGACAGCCGTCTGTATTTCTGGGGTAGCCAAGATAACCCCCAGCGCCTTTGGATCGGCGGTAACTCCGGCAACCTGTTCAATACGTCCGCTGGCGTAGGCGGCGGGTTCGTGGACGTTGAACCGGGTAGCGGTCTTGAGGTTCGAGTTGTAGATAAATACAAAACCCAATCTGGCAATTCGATTATTACCATGCTCTGCGATTGCAAGAACAGCTATCGTGAACAGCGGTTCAACCTCGTCGAAAACTCCGTCTCGCTGTCCAACGAGCAATCTATGAAATCGTGGCAAGCAGAGCAAGTAGCTGGCGCCGTCGGTTGTAAAAGCTATCATGGAGCCGTGGTATGTCAGGATGGCTTGTATTCCGTGTCTCGCTATGGTCTTGCCCTTACCACCATGACCATGGAATACAATAGCCAGATTAGAACCACTTATGTCAGTGATCCTATCAAACCTGTATTCATCGATAAATACGGATATCATCTCAAGAATTCGATAGTCCTGGAATGCGACGGCGTTATCTACCTCGCGTTCGGTTCAGGTGACGAAACCATAGATAGCCTCGTGTTCTGCTACGATATCGATCTCAAGTCATGGTGGTCTGTATCGCTTAACGTAGATGACGACATTATCGGAATGCTGCATATAGATTACGAAGGATACAGAGAAGGCATCGGCGTCGTTACCGCAGACAATATATATTTGCTTCCGTTGACGATGGACGACTCGCCTGAAGATGTTGCTGATTTTGATTTCCTCATTCAGACTGGCGAACTTTCGACTACCCAGCCACAGCAGAACTGGCAATACTTGAGCCAGATGGAATTCAGGTTCGATTACTTTATCGGATCTGCGGTGGTCGAGCTGACCGGCATCGATCAGTTCGGTAGGAAAGTTACCACGAAGAAGCAAATATCCCATGATTCGACGGTTTATAACTTGGCTGAATACATGAGAGTAGACCTGCGTCTTCAGTCGTACCAGATCCGTATAACCGGACAAGCTAGATTCAGGTTAACTCACTTTATCGCCAAGGTCTACACCATGTCTGCCAAGCAAGGATTGGTTTGGGGTTTCAACGATTCTCAAAGCTTTAGATCAGATGGCGACATTCATCCAACCTTTAAAGATTATAATGATATCCGACAAGCGATTATTGTTTAGGTTGAAAGGAATTGTATGCCTGGTCATAAAAACAAACTCGCCGCCGCCGAGATCATGGAGCATCTTGCCGATCATGATTGGCACGGTTACACGCAAGGCTGGGGACGCTGGGGTGACGGCGGCACCTGCAAGGTGTACACCAGCATCGGCCCGGTTGACATCGAGTCGGGCGATCGCGATTGCTCGGCCGGTGTCGTCAGCTCTTACGAAGCCGCCGGCATCGGATGCGGTGGCGCTACGTGGACCGGCGATATGCTCGATTGCATGCTTGCTACCGGGAACTTCCGCGCTCATCGAACCAGCAATGGTTATAGTTGCGATGATGGTTATATTGCCCAGCGCGGCGATTGCTACCTAGCTCACCATGACGGTTTCCGGCATACCGCCATGTGCATCAGCCCCGACCCCGACATGCTCGCCGAATTCTACATCAGCGAGAACGGCACCATCTACGGCGAAGTCGGCGACCAGACCGGCTGGGAAAGCAGGATCGCACCGTTCTACGGCGGTTGGGATTACGTACTTGAATGCATTGACGAAGGAGATGAAGATATGGATCCGGCAAAAATGTGGGAATATGATTACAAAGGAAGCGCCGTCGGCGGCAATTGCTACAACGCACTTAACGGTACCGCAGATGCCGTTTGCAATCCGCATGATTCCGCAGCTAATGATGGTACCTACGGTTCCTTGAAAGACCGAATTGACTGGATCGACATGCGTGTTCGCGAGATGTATCCGGTTATCATGGCTATAGCAGACAAACTTGGAGTTGGTCTTGACAAGCCGAAGGAGGACTAAGATGGCTTACGCATTCAACGATGACAAGAGCAAGGTGCAAGTGCTTTCCGCCGACACAACCCTCAATCAAATTGGTATCGAAAGATCTGCTAGGGTTGCTGGGGATAGTAATCTCAAAGCAGAACTCAATGCTCGTATTAATAATATTCTTGATAATCAAGACCTTGATCCCAACAAGGATTCCGAGCTTGTAGATATTCGCACTGATTATAACGGAACCGTCCGTGGTTCTGCTGGCGATGCTGTTCGATCTACTGATTTTGGATTTGCGCGTACTATTTGTGATCTTCGTGATAATAATTCCTTTACTCCATTTTTAGCAGACTGGCAGAATGGTGCAATTCAATGGAATTCTTCTAGTAGTGATTTTGGACACATCATCCTTGCCAATCAAGAATATCGTATTGTTATGACAGATAAATATTACGCTGAAACAGATCTTTACGTTCAGGTAGATGATGGGTTTCAGGTGTTTATGAATTTGTATTCATCTGACAATGACGACGATTATCTTGCTAATAACCCTTATTCATATTATGAACTTGGATGGCATACTTGTTGCCTTATTCCGTCTGGAACGTGGTGGAGACTTACTGTTCAAAGAGAAAACCCCGATACAACGGTAACTGAAAATATTGAAGAGCTTTCTAATGCTGTTAAGGTTATGTCGCTTACCAATATCGCAATTGAAGCAGCTAAAGATATGATTGAGGATAACAATATTGTTCACAGATTTATCTGGAAACATAATGCAGACAATTCTAGCCATCTTGCAAATAGGCTTTACATGCGCGATATTGCCGAAACAACCGTTCCTATTAGAATTGTTGTAGATGATGATATTTATTTCTCAGTTCAATTCTACGACGATAATGACAATGCTATTTTACTGCGATCTAAAACACCAACTATTCCACTAGTAAATAATGGAACAAAAACGCGGTACAGGATTTATATCGGCCCAGATGCTTCAGGTAGCACAGATATTGAAGTAAGCTATAACCTTCTTGATAAGATTCATATGTATGAACAGCAAGAAAATTATTACGTAATCGCCACCAATGCAAATCCTGGTGTTAATAGAGATAATCATCGCAATATAATGGCAAATATTGAAAAAGCAGAACATTCTCTTCTTTATTACCTTGAAGATTATTCTGTTTATGGACTACAGTATTACACTTACCCATCATTTGATTTTGCAAATGGTGATTATCATGCGATAGCCGCAAAGCCTGTTTACATTCCAAGGGGAACCTATTATCGTATTTCAATTGGACCAATTAACTACAGGGAGTGGAATGATAACGCAGAAGCCAGTGCGGCGGCGGCTCTTATTAAATGTATCAATTTAGATGGAATTGAAGTATCGCATCATAGCATCGATGGAATTCGTGATGATGTTTCTTATCTCAAGACGCGCGTTGCCGCACTTGAAGGTGCTGAGCTTCCTTCTTATTACGAAGATTCGAATTATAGTATTTCGAATCGTTGTAATGATATCGTTAACCTAATGCCTGCTTGTGTTCCCAATAAAGCGCAATTTATCTTTATTACTGACATGCATGCATTGTCTGGCAATTCATTAAAATCTCGTTTACTTATGAATAAAGTTATTGCAGATACAAACGTCGATATGGTTGTTAATGGTGGAGATATCATAGACGACAAACCTTATGGTGCTAATCGTCCTAGCTCTCTTGAATTTAGCAAAATGATCAAAGAGTATCATAATTACGCTGTTCCTGATGGATGTGAAAAGTTCCTATTTGTTGCTGGCAACCATGATGCTGGCGCAGGCTGGAATCCAACGACCGATGCAGAAGTTGACCAGGAAACTCTTTTCAATCTTTCCTCAATTCGTCGTGCGGCAGGCAATGCAATATTTGATGAAATTGGAAAATTCCAATATTACGTCGATGATCAGTATCGAAAAATACGATGGATTGTTGCAAGCTATGGTAATACGGTTAATATTGGGAATTGGGATTCTTCTGCTTCGCATGGAGTTACCGGAGAGTCTAATCAACAATGTTTGCAATTTATTGCAGGAGCGCTACATACTGTTCCCCATGGATGGACCGTTGTTGTTTTTAACCACATTCTTATTAATAACTGGCCCAATAAGGGAGCTAAAGCGCTTGAGGATATTTGCGATGCCTACAATGCTAAAACTACCGTAACAACAGCTTCAACTCGATTTGACTTTACTCATGATAAAGGCGAGATAGCTTGCATCATTGGAGGACATTCTCATGTCGATTGGGAATATGTAACCGATGGCGGTATTCGTTGCATTATGGTGACGACCGACTGTCGTGGTCAGCAATACGTAGATGACAATAATGGTCACCATTCAGATCCTACTATCCGAGTTGATGGAACATATGCAGAACAGGCATTTGATGTATTTACAATTGACACATCTGCTAGAACAATCAAAGCAACTCGTATTGGTTTTGGTTCAGATCGAAATTGGGTATACTAAAAAGAAAGGACTGATCATGCTACTCCTAGAAACCTTCCTCTCACCTATCCGCGATTGCTTCCCTGCACAGGTTGCAGTAGCGGCCCTGTTGATCCTTATCCTCCTGGATTGGATCTTCGGGATCGGCAATGCCCTCATCCAGCATGAATTCTCCAGCGAGAAAATGAGGCAAGGCATCGGCCATAAATGTTCGGAGCTTGGCTTCGTGGTCGTCGGCATCGTCATGGATGCAATGATCATGAGCGGCCTTGACTTAGGATTCCAAGGCCCGATCCTCACCACGATCGCTTTGTATCTCTGCATCATGGAAATCGGCAGCTTGCTTGAGATCTTCGCAAAGATAAATCCGCAGCTTGGAGAATCCCCAGTGTTCAAGCTCCTAGCAAGCGTGCATATCGTAAACGAGCATCAGTAAACAAAGGGAAGCCTCGGGAAACCGAGGCTTCTTTCTTGACGGTTGCATGCTATAATTTAGCTAGTTACGAAGGGAGCAATAATGGCATACAATCCAAGCTTGTATAACCCATATGGAACGCAGCAGTTTCAGCCGACAGTGCAGCCCAACTGGCAATATCAGCCTACGCAGACGTTCACGCCGCAACAGCCCATCAACGGGCTTATCAAGGTAAAGGGCATCGAAGGTGCTCAAATGTACCAGATGCCTCCTGGATCTGTGTCGCCGCCTCTGTTCTTGGAAGACGAGAACGCTTTCTTCGTCAAGACCACTGATGACGGCGGCGCACCTACTATCAAGAAGTACACGTTCGAAGAAGCGCCCATGGTGACGGTTAACAATCCTGGCGATTTCGTCACACGTGAATACTTCGATCAGCAGATGAACAACATTTTGGAGGCCATCAATGGGAAACATTCTGTTCCAGAACAACAAGCCCAAGAATAACGGACCTCTCGACCAGCTCGCACAGATCCGGCAACAAGGCCCATCTAACGTCCTATTCAATCAAATGTATCAATCCAACCCGCAGTTCAAGCAGTTCGCGGATAGCCTGCAAGGCAAGACTCCCCAGCAGGCATTTCAGGAACACGGGTTGGATTTCAATCAATTCAAGAACCTGAAATGGTAGTTCACCCAAGATGCGCATAGGGTTAACTATAGAATCTGTTCATTATAAATTAGAAAGGATTCATTATGGCTCTTCAAGATATGAGTGCTGCTGACCTCGCTGCTGTGGTCGGCAACGACAACGAAGGTTTCGGTGGTAACAATGGCTGGTGGATCATCCTCCTATTCCTTTTCCTCGGATGGGGGAATAATCGTGGTTATGGCAATAACGGCGGTGCTTCTGGTGACATGCTTTATCCTTGGCTGAACCAGAGCGAAACTATTCTCGGTGGCTTCAACGGTGTCCAGCAGGCGATCTGCTCCGGGTTCGCCAACGCCGAGACGGCTGCTACCGCCCGCCAGATGGCAGACATGAACCAGATGTTCGGCTTGCAGACCGCCATGATGCAGGGCTTCACCGCGCAGCAGGCCCAGCTCGCCCAGTGCTGCTGCGAGAACCGTCTTGCCACGGCCAACCTCCAGTCCGTTATCGCAGCCGAGAACTGCGCCGACCGTCAGGCGATCAGCGACGGCGTTCGCGATCTTCTCGCAAGCCAGAACGCTGGTATCCAGGCTATCATCACCAAGCTCGACCAGCAGGATCTTTATGCCGAGCGTCGCGAGAACGATCAGCTCCGACAGCAGCTTGCCATGGCCAACCTTGCCGCATCGCAGATTGCTCAGACAACGCAGATCATCGACGCCCTCAAACCTGCTACGGCCGCAGCTGGTGCATAGTGGTGATGCTTTATGGTGGAAGATATCTACAAGATGAAGAACGAGCTTCTCAAGCAAGCTAAGAAAGAACTCGAAGAGCGCGGTCCGGAACGTATCGACGTGAACCGCATGGGCGAGATGATCGATATGGTGAAGGATCTGGCCGAGGCTGAGAAGTCTTGCTGGGAAGCCGACTATTACCGCAAGGTATCCAAGTCGATGGAAGGCTCTTCCGGCTATTCGACCACCGGCAATCCTGCATCCGGCGGCGGCAATATCCGCCAGGGCTACGATTCCATGGGCTACGGCTCCATGGGATCCATGCGCCAGGGTTATGGCTCTGGTGACATGGTGGAGGAGTTCGCGGAGAAGTACGCGCAGCTTCGCCCCGACGAGCGTATGGCTATGAAGAATCAGCTTCTTACCAAGCTAGGCTCGATGTAGCATGAAACCAGTTGTGATCAATGGGGAGGTTTGGACGGTTAGGCGGGTTCCCCCTGGCGACCCCCTCCTCGTTGATCGCACTGGCACCCTGCGGATCGCGACTACCGATCCGCTTTCCAAATCGATAAACATAGCTGGTTCCGTGATGCCCCCGCTTCTCGACATGGTTGTGCTCCACGAAGTAACGCACGCAATCACTGATTCACACAACCTTGTTTATCCGCTTAGGATGCTCATACCACCTGAGCTGTGGATAATTGTGGAGGAATGGTCAGCCGAGTTGCTGGAGCATCACGGAATCGAAGCTATCACATTGACCTCGAAGATACTTAATAGGCCACCATGTATAATGGGATATTGCATGGTGGCATAATTAAATTAGGAGATAAACATGGGATATAGATTCAACGACAAACCGCCTAAGCCGGAAGAGCATCTTCGAACATTCGATGTGCGCAACGGCGCCCAAATGCGTGCAACATTCGGTTGCTATTACGCACACAAGGGACATGATCCAAAAGTCCATGATCATTACGGATGGCCTAATCCTAGGCATCCCGACGACATTTGCCAGATGTTGCCTGATTTCGTTCATCCGTACCATAACAAGGACAAGCGTCCCCTTAGCTTCCAGCCTATCCATCTTCTCAAGGAAGGCTATACTTCTGCAATCGTCGTATTCGAAGACTGCGATTTTGTACAGCATCTTAACGCTAAAGCATGGATCGACGAAGATGACGATTGTCTTGTTCGCATGACGGTATACGCAGGTCTACCGACGTTTAGCGATAAACCCAAGGATGTTAATTTCACTTTGTTCGTAAGGAAAAAGGATCTAGATGTGTCGGATGCTGTTTGCCATGGAACGCTTACCGTATTGCCGGGCAATCCTTACATCGTCTACGAGAGAGGAATACACTACAATGACTAGCAACTTCAACGATAGCGATCTCTATCAGTACCCTCCATTCAACCAACACCGCGCAGATCCGATTTGGAATCGTGACTCGGATTACCTGGTTCCCGTCGTCTCCTCGGTCGGCAATGGTCCCAAAGGTGACAAGGGCGACCCTCTGGTATTCGACGACCTCACCGATGAGCAGATGCAGAAAGTCCTGCAAGATGCCAACTACGTGGGCAACAAGGCGGAAGAGGCAACCTATATCACCGGTTCCGGTACCACCTCGGTTATCGAGATTCCCATCGCCGACTTCGATCAGTTCGACATGCTGTTCGTGGATATCGAAGGACTCGACCTGCATGAAGGTGCCGACTACGATATCGTCGGCAACAACATCATCCTCAATACGCCGATTACCCATAGCGGTACCAAGGTTCATTTCAAGGCTTTGTCGTACACGCTGATCGATGGTGACAAGACTATCCAGAATGTCATGGGTCACCATGACTACGATACGGTTGCCACCATGAAGCTGGATACCGATATCGAGCTTGGCGCCATCTGCCATACGCTCGGCTTCAATGCCAAGGGCGACAAAGGCGCCGCTTGGTACAAGGTGACCGATGATGCCATCGCCACCGAGACTGACGTGATCTCCTTGGACAACGGTTATTATGCGATCATGTACAAGGATGACGAATCGGTTAACCCCGAAATGCTCGGCGTGTTCGACTACACGCTTACCGAGTGGGCCGGCACTACCCGGTCGTACTCCAAGCGTACCGTGGTGTACTGGGGATCGTCTGCTTACACAGCTCGCCAAGATGTGCCTACTGGTATCCAGATCACCAATATGGAATACTGGGTACCGTGGAAAAACATTGCAGCATTGTCGGGCGTTGTGGATGATTTGTTCGATGAACTTGGGCAGGAAACCGAAAATCGCGAAGCGGCTGATGTAAACTTGCAAACACAAGTAAATAATTGCAAAGACGCTATAAACAATTACGGAGTAACTTATGAATACGTTGAAGAAGAAAACTACATCTGTGGACTTATCACGTTTCCAAAAGAATATTATGGAATGAAAATAGCTCTTAACGGTAGCTCCAACAATCAGTCCGACACGCTTAGAAACTATGCGAAACGTGAAAAACCGTTGTTCTGTTTTAATTGCACGAACTCTAATTCATTTATTTATAACGGTGTTTTAAGTGGCGGTAATTATGTTCCCGATGCTGATAATGGCGCTTTTTACATTTTCAACGACGATAACACAGACCTTGTGAGAGCAGAGCGCACGGACGGCGTAAAGTCGTGGCAGACAATATTCAATCAAGGTATTAAGAACTGCGTTGGCGGGTGGCAAAATCTAATCGAAAACGGTACTCTAATCGAAATCGCCGATTACGAGACGTTCACGACTAGAAACCCCTACCCTGTTATCGGATGGGATGACGATAATTATTATTTCATGCAGGTAATAGGACGTAAAAATACGAAACCTGGAATTCTTTTCACTGAAATTCAGGCCATTGCACAGCGTAAGCAATGGCAAAATTGCGGAGTGCTCGACGGTGGAGATTCACAAAGAGCATTTTTCGGCGAGCCGTTAACGGCGTTCTCTACCCGTTATAATCGAACTCATGAAGACAGAACCGCATACGTAAACATAACGATGTATGAACGGGAGGTTTAAAATGATTAAAGGAAACCTTGCAACAATCGGACAGTCGTTTTTAAATCAAATTTCAGAATTTGAAGGAATAGATTTTGCTTCGATGATTTGGGAGCCAAGTAACAATTCCACACATGATGCATCAGACCCAAGCACATATGAACAAGTGACTTTTACAAATGATGCAACCAAATACTATTCAGGGTTATACGACCCTAACAGCAATTTGGCTATCCCGTCTTTTACGATTGAAAAAGCCGATTTGTCATTGCTGTTTGCAACGTTCATATGGAACCTGCCTAGCGACACGATTGCAGCAGGGAAAAACGATGCTTATATGACGTTTATAAAACGTCGAGCAGGTTTAAGCGATAAGGTTATTTACCGATTCCATGAAACATTAGTTACTGATAATAGATTACACTCGACAAGTATTATCGTACCATTTACCAACATGGAAAACGATACAATTGTGTTTAATAAGCAAAAAGGAATTTCTATTACCAATCTTCAATTTACATGTTTGAATTTCCAATTTCCGCTGAAGAATTAAGGCTGTGTTATAATACCAACCGTCAGGGCTTCGGCATATGCCAGCTCCTTCCACAGTGAACCCCCGGCGCCTCTGCTTGCAAGCGAAACCCGGGGGTCTTTCTTTGCTATAATGGTCCTGTCATAAACCATGGGTATTAGGGGGAAGCATGTCTTTCAAGGAAGCAATGAAGAACGTCATGAAGGGCGGCAAGTACGACAAGAAGGCTGCGGCGGCTATCGTTGCCAATGCTAGCAGGAAGGCCAGCCCAGCTGCCAAGCGCAAAAATCCCAAGTTGAATCGAGTCAAGTAATGGCAAGCATATACAACATCGAATTCAACGACACGCATGAAAACATCATTCGTAAGATAAACAACAACTTCAAAGCACTCTCCGTCAACCTTACGAAAAAGGCCAAGCAACGCATCCGCATCAACACGGATACCTTGGTCGATGATATCAACGAAGCTTTGGATCTAATTGAACAAGAAATTGACGACGAATCCGATACCAGGCAACAAGCGGACAACCGATTGTCGGATCGCATCGATGACCTATTCCCGATCGGGTCGGTGTTCATCACCACTGTAGCTGGCGATCCATCGGGCAACCTAGGCGGCACATGGACTCTCGTCAACAACGCGTTCGCATTGTCCGCAACCGAAACAGGATACGTATATAAACGCGTTTCCTAGGGCATATATGTCCATACGAAAGTAAACAGGGTCTTAGAATCGATTACAGCGATCCGCTGACCTGGGGTTTTAGAAATGCCTGAAAGTTACAGGCAAGTTAGAAAAAGAAAGTAGCAAAGAAAAAGAGCCGGACCACGCATGATCCGGCTCTACCCTTTCGCCGAAGCAGCCAGGGGCAATCTTACTTACCACAACCTTTACGCTTGTCGTAAACCATATGATCACCTCCTAACTCCTGTAAGAATTATACATCACTGCCGTAGATTTCCTCCGGCCTTTTCTTCCTCAACTTGCTGAACTTCGAGGGCCGCATCCCGGGCGGAAGGTCCTCCCACTCGCGCTCTTCCTCTCCGTCTAGACTCCACTCAGCATAATGGCTTGGCATTTTGGGTGGCTTTCCTGTAGCAGATTGAAGATAATCTACCTGGGTTATGAAATCGCAACCATAGGTATATGCATCCATTAGGTGAGAATACCTATCATGTTTAGGCTTAGCTGCCCAATCATCTACGCCGGTTAGCTCTCTATACTCCCAGCTCTCAAAGCATTCCATCAACCAATCGCATCTAGCTGAATTGATTATCAGGTTACCGAGGATCTGTCGGCCGCGGTTAATGCGATCGGACACATAGGTTCTCTCCAACTTATACCATTGGATATTGGGGAAAGCGCGGCGACATTCCTCAAGAGGGGAGGAAGAGGAGCCGGAGCGATCGGAATCCCAAGGCAAGCAGGCAGCGCGAATCAGATGGAAATAGTCACGACGAGCCAGATCCTGCACACACTCGACGACAGCTTTGCGGTTGTCTTCGAACCAGTCGTAGATGAACATATGACCGTTGTAGAACTGGAATACGATGCAGCTAGTCCAGTCTGATTCCTTGTCCTTGGACGAGATGTCCCATGCCATGTAAACCGGCCTTGAGGTATCCAAGTTATACGGAGCAAACCTGTTCTCCTTACGGACGTGCTCGATACCTGGGAACACCAGGCCGGCATTGACAGCCAGGAACTCGCACATGTACTCCTGCCTGAACAGGAGATCGTTGCCCATGGCCCTGATGTAACGCTGGCGAATATCCTCAAGCATCTCGTCGGTGAACAAGCGTGAACCGTCAGATCGAGTTGATTTGTTGGCAGGCAAATAATCAACGTATACGTTGCCATGATCACCGGGCCAGCCTTCTGGGTCGGCCGTGCCGGTATACGCTGCCAGGAAATCGGCTGCTATGTTGTTCATGCCACGCGGGGTGAAGTTCGCGTTCACGCTAAATGGTTCGCCATTGGCCTTCTTGGTATCCCAAATCGGCATAATCAAATCGAACGCATTGCGCCTATACAGGCTCAGCTCCGAGATGAAGAACCGGTCATACGAAGAACCGATCAGGCTTTCGCTCTCCTTGAAACCGATGTACTGGATCAATGCAGGAGCCAGGTCACCGCTATTATTGAACTTGACCTGTTGCCTGGTTTCCAATGGCTCGATGATATCGGAAGGATAACTGTCGAAATGCCTGCGACCGTTGATGTACTTGTCCCAAATGTTACGCCTAATCCATTTGTTGTCCAAGCCAACGTAGGCTGACTGGGTACCGGGATTCATGTAAGACTGGTACAAGGCGAACTGGATATCGTCGGTGTCCTTACCACAGTTTGAAACGAGCATCCCGATATCACCGATGAACAGGTTATGGTTCTCCTCGATGGTGACATCAACCAATTGCATGGGAGCTAGGATTTCCAGGTCTGCCCGTTCAAGAGAAAACGTATAGTGTTCCGGCTCACGTTGTACTCCCTCGCTACCTCCTGGCAGAACCTCTCCATCGTGACATAGGACATCGTCTCCGCCCATCTGGCACGGATGGCCTTCGCCTTCTCCATGCTCAGCTTCCCGGTATTCGCACGGTAATGCTGCTGATTGTACGTGTTCGCACACCATTCCAGGTTCTCCACACGGTTGTCCATGGTGTCCATGTTCTTGTGGTTCACTTGCGAAAAGTTGTTCGGATTCGGAATGAAGTGCTCCGCTACTAAGCGATGAACCTTCGCCCTGTACTTGCTGCCGTCCTCCCGGTACAGCACAACCTGCGGGTAGCCTCCACCCTTCGATGCGGACTTCCCCGACCTCGCCGGTGTTAGCAGCGCCCAGATCCGGTGACTGTAGTAAACCGATGTCAATACTCTGCCCATGTTCGAGACATAGTAACGCGAGTTCATCCCTTTGACTGGGAGCCAAAGCTCCCCAGATAACTCGGTATAGTTCCTGATATCCTCCGTCGTGATACACTCGATGGTCATAGGAGAGGGTTCCGACATAAGACCCGCCTTTCATGATCTTGATGCATGGCTTGTCGTTTGCTGCAAACCATATATCCTTTACATGGTTGACAGTATACTCTCCATCTTTATCAAGCGTGTATACTTCATCGCCTTTACATAGGCTGGCAACTGGAGCTAGCCCATACGGAGTTTGCACTGGGGTGTCCGGGGCAAAGCATTGACGATGCCAGATCTTAAGATAGTAATCGTACTTCCCTGAAAGGCGACGACCCCAAGCCGCTTGCTGATACGGCCTGGGATCGTAATACAGGGGAACCTGCACCGCCATTTGCTAATACTCCAAGTCGATGCCTTCGAATTCAGCACGAAGGCGCAATGCGTGACAATATTCGTTCATTGCTCGAAGTTGTTCTTGAAGAACATATATCGGAGTATCAGGAGAAAACTCCAAAGTTCCCGCTTCATACTTGATGAGAATCTTCTGCAACTTCTTGGCACGCTTATGAAGCTGCTTGTATTCCTTGACCATGCGTTTCTTGTAAGCTTTCATTAGCCCTCCTTTTTACCAGACTTGAGCTGCTTGATTTCCTCACCAGTCTTGTCGATTGCCTCCTGGGTAGACTTGATGAACTCGACCAGATCCTCCGTGGCAGGCCCGACATTGCGGCAGAGATCGATGCGCATCATCTCGAATGCAAGATCGTAAGCATCGTCTGAGAAGCTCTTGCCGGGCGCCTCGAACTCCTTGGCATAGAAACCATCGCACAGCTGATCCATCTCTGCGTAATTAAGTTTACGTGCCTTCTCAAGCATGTCATTGGTTTCCTTTGCCATCGCGTTTGCAAGGCGACATGCTTTGTAAATCGGAATGTTCTCGCGCTCGCCGTTGGTGAATCGCAGCACGCGCAATGCTTCGGCAGTTCCGGTAGCCGTGCGGTACTTGTCGATGGTAACCTTGAGCATTTCGATCAGCTGTTCCTTGGAAGACTTGCACTTCCTCTCCTTGTCTTCCTTCATCTTGACAATGCTCTCTTCGAGTTCCTTGATAGTGATCTTGTCATCAACGGTAAGCTTATCTTCAGCCATTGTCTTCTCCTTAGTTCTGCTTGAGCTTGTTGAGCTTCTTGTCTTCGAGATAACCAAGCGCATCCTCAATCGAGTTGAGCTTGATATCATCGCCGTCACGCACGGCACCGCTGCTAGTCTTCATATCCAAAACCGGACCAGTAGGCTTGGCCTGCTGCTGAGTCTGATGACTCTTTGCATAATTCTGAATCATTGCAATCTGGCGATCCACCATGGCAAGGGCCTTATCGAGATCGCAACTATAGCCAATGAGCTTGTCTTTATCATCGCGAATCTCGTAATCCTGAATCACGTTATCGAACATGCCTTTGCGGATATCGTCAAGCTTCTCGTACTTGGGAGCGAACTTGCGCACGGCGATACTGGGCTGCACGTTCTTCATAAGCTCCTGCTTGTAGGTTTCGACAGCCTGGTTGAATATCTGCGCAAGATCGCGATTGTAGATATCGCACCACTGCTGCGCTTGGAGGCGCGGGTTATCGCTCGTGAACTCGCGACCTGTTTCAGGATTGTAGAAATGCGGAACGCCGTCTTCGTCGCGCTTGTAGATATCCGGATCGTTGATGTTCGCACCGAGTTTACCTTTGTAACTGCGAACATTGGGGCGGCGAAGCATCTCCTGCGCGATATCATTGATAGCACGATCTTCGATATCCTTGGTAAGCTGTTGCTCGAATTCCTCTATCGACTCATCAGAACTTCCGAAATACTCAGAGAAACTGCTTCCGCCCTCTGCTCCACGTGATTCAGAAGAAGTATCCAATCCTCCAGGAAGATCCGGATCTGCGCTGCCGTCGCTGCGCTCAGCTTCAGCGGCACCCTGCCCATTAGCCTGGTTGGCATCGGCATTACCGGCGCCCACTTCCGACCCTCCGGTATCGGTATCTGAACCAGCAGGCTCCTCGCCCTTCGGTTCCAACGCTGCAAACGCAGCAATCCAAGGGTCAACCTCAACCTCATCAACCTGAGTTTCAGTCGTTCCAGAATTCGTCTCCGACATTTTGTTCCTCCATTCTTTCCTGCATTGCTATCGTTTCCAGCTTTGCCAGCATTTGCGTTATCCATATCTGCTTGAGCTTCTGGTACGCTAGTTCCTGCCTGCTCGTTATCGACGCTACTGGCGAGAACGTCTTCTCCAGGACTTCCATCATCGCTTCCGGATTCCTGCAAGACAGGAGCTTCCTGCGCATCCTCGTCAAGTGTTTGTTCATCTCTGCTATGATCCATTTGAATTCTCCCATCCTCACTGCATCGCTGATCTGATCGGCAAACTCCAATGTTTTATAGGTATTGCACAACGATTCCCATGAGGCCACGACATCGAGTTGCCTTGTTTCAGATTCAACCCAATCATGCAATGCGGATTTTTCGATAACCTCATTAGAGTCGGATGCCATAGTTACCACCGAGGCCAGCCTTTTCCGCCATGGCCTCTTCGCGGAAATACTTCTTGATCAACGAGTGAGTCTGGGGAATCGATGCGGCCAGGGTCACGCCATCGATATAGCTCATGATAGGTTTACCGGAGAACTTGGGTTCGATATCGGGACACACTTGACGAACGAGCGTCTTGAGTCCGTAGACCTGGATGTTGTAGATCTCATCATCTTGTAGCACGGGCACGATCATCGTTGGGAACGACCAGACGTAACCACGCTGACCATCGTTGCCACGTACAACGGGTACCAGATCAACGCCGGGCGTAATGGATATCTCAGTGCCGATCTTGGGGAACGTAGTCTTGGCAACGACAGGCTTGCTATGATCAACCCTTTCAACCACGTAATCGCCAACCATCTTCTCTACGTCTTCGTTGGCGCCGTAGATAGCTTCGCCTGCATTGTAATCACGCACGACGACATCAGGTCCAAGTACCTCGTCGAATGCCAAGTTGCGTTTAGCATCGGGTGTCATCATCGGCGTGATGATGATTCGCTTACCGAAGAGCGGATGTCCTTGGCTGAGCCGATGGGGCTGGCTTTCCAGTTTGGACTTCTTCTCCTTTACAGGCGGTTGCCACTCGTCGCCACGGCCTTCCATGTAAGCCGTGATGCGAGAGCAGCGATGCTGATATGTCAAACCATCTGGCTCAAGACCATACTCAGCCTCCAACTTTTCTAGCTCTTCCTTCTTGATTGCTGCCATGCTTTACTCTCCTTTCATTAATAAACAAGTAGTAAGCATGTAGTAATTATATTACAAGATTAAAAAAAATCCCAGGCGGGCAATAGCCCACCTGGGAAAAACTTAAAACCAACGCGAATCGGACATCTCTCGCTCAACGCTTTTGCGCATTTCCTCTTGCGCGTCCTTGAATATGTCTTTCAACTTTTTGACTTGATAGTTGTTAATAACATCATCTCCATGCAACTCGCTGATATAAAGATAAAACTGTTGCTCAGCATCTTTCATTGCTTCACCACCTTCCCGCATCGTGGGCAGTTGTGCAGGGGTTCCATTGCGACTCCTTCCAGCTAAGGCACAGCTCGTGCGGTTCCTTGTAGTCTGATATCGGCAGCTTGTCGGCTATCGGGCCGAACGCTTCGCCGCCGTACTCGGGCGGCGCGTAGTCCAAGCACATGAAATGCCCCGCACCGTCACCGTCTGCATACTTGCACGTGTCGCAGAGGTAGTGCCATGTGTACAGCTTCTCGGTCGCGCTAGTCATCGCGCACCTCGCTTTCCAGCGCCGTCAAGCGCCTGTTCAGCTCGTTGTTCGCTGTCATCAGCATTTGCTGCGTATCTGCCAGATACTTGGTCGTGCGCACGATTTCGTTCCTGGCTCGAAGCCATTCCCTGATCGATCCGATTAAGGCAAACACTATCACCCCGAGCAGAATCACCGCGATAATAACTACCACGAATACGCCAACTATCGCGAACACTTCGGTCATCGCGCATCACCGCCCAGCGATTCGCAGAAAGACATGAGTTCTCTGAGTTTGCCTACCTCGATACGCACCCAATCGCTGCCGTTGTTGTACACGCCGCCGATGTAGTACAGCCAGCCTTGCTCTTCGCTATACACTGCCGAGAGCGGGTAGCCTGACTCGTCGTTTTTGAACGTGACCTCGTAGCAGCCGTTCTCGTCCTTCACGTCGAACATGCGGGATTTGTCTAGCAGCTCCAATGATTTCGATATCGCGCTAGTCATCGCGCACCTCCTTGTTTTGGGGGCGCGGTGGCAACCGCGCTCCCGAACCACCTTCTCTCCTCATTCAAACTATTGGCTGCGCTCGCTCATATCTCACCTCGTCTTACCTTCTCGATCAAGCGCTTAACCCTCGGATGGTCTTCCGGGCATTGCCTGTAATCCACATCGACAACCTGTGCCGACGGGATAAGCAGGCAATCGTACTCGACTCCACCGATAATTACCTTGAGTTCCTTGCTAGCCAATATCATCTTCGTCATCGGATCACCGACTTTTCACCTTCGGGATTAAGTTCTTCGCGTTTCATTATGTCACGAATGATTGCCTGCTCCTCGTCCAGCTTGCCTTCTACGGTATAGTGCTTGCCGAGCTTGTTGAGATTGTCAATCCAACCAAGCCAATTCTGTTCGACATCGAGAACCGTGTCGATCTCGGAAGCAAGATCACGCCGATTGTAACCAACGATGTAAAGCTGGTCTTTCATCGACGGATTGTAGAACAGAAGACAAGCTTCCTCAATCGAATCGCATACAGCCATGGCCGTTGCGATCTGCCACCGCTCTTCGAGATCGTACTTCGGTGTATGACCTGCGACGAAGTGTCGCTCTGGTCCATAGGATTTAACCTCGCCGATAGTTGTAACAGCCGTATCAAACTCATTGAACAAGCGTTTGTTCGATCTTCGGATTTCGTAATCCATAATCACATTCATTGCATCAGGACTGAATGCAAGACTAAACGGATCTGCGTTTGGTCTGGTTATTACCACATCGTCCCAATGGTACAACCAATGGCGGCTACCGATATATTCCTCGTTATACCGATCGATGGCATACGGTTCTAGAATATGTCCACGAGCCGCAGATCCAGTTGACACGCAATCATCTTCGGTTAGGTTGACCATCTTGTTTGCCAAGATCTTAAGATAATTCTCATCGGTAATCGTGCGTTTCCTGCCGGTCTTGGTTACAGGCAACAGCTCTTTAACGTCAGTTGCAGTTAGATAATTCTGCCTAGCCTTCAGCCAATCAAGGCTGCACTTGTGAAACCATTTGGTCATTCATTCCTCCTTCATCCAGCATTCATACCAAGCTTCGACTTGAGCTTCGTATCTTGTCCAATACCAATCAGTCATACGCTTGCATACCTTGCACTCGCAGCTGTAGCGGGACCGCTGCTGCCCCGCTATAGACCGCACATGCAATAAGCGCAGGGTTGATTGGCTCGTTGCATCGTGATAGCAACGGCTCATTTCAGAGCTTCGTGCAGCGTCTTCGTATCGACATCGAGTCCGCTTACCAAGCCGGACAACCTACGATCAGCCCAAGCCATCGAGGTATCCCTCGTTGCACTACGATGGGATAGGTAATCGAAGTAAGCGTTCACGAACCCGAACGCAGTATCTCGATGATCGATGTTATCAGGTGCTTCAAAGTAAACGTCCTTGAACCTTTGCCTCTGCTCTTCCGCCTTGAGCCTGAACGTCTGCTCCCTCGGTCCTTCCTTCGGAAACGGGAAGAGCATGGCGACAAGCGCATCGAGCTGAGAAGGACTCATGTGCTTACCTTGATAAGATTCGATCACATTGCCGAATGCAAGTACCTTCTTCTCGACGATGTTGCCATTGGCAATAGCCATAAGCCTATCGTTCGCCGTTGTCGTATGCTTGGCGAGGAACACCCGATCATTGGTCAACTTGCGATACATGTTCTGGCAGTAGATCCTGATCGGCGTCAGGATAATCTGACAGGGATACTTGGTGTTGAAACTATTCGTAGCCATGAGGTTGATCTCATACGGCTCACCGCCGATCACCTTGTTAACCTGAACCCTAGCGACCATGAATGCCAGACCGTCTTCCGTCATGCCGACGTTGGTGATGATGCCGCCATTGCCCTGAATGAACGGATCGATAAGCGAGAACGCGTCACGGTTCTGGATGATGCGATACTGCGGCGTCACGCAACCGAGCAGCCTGTCATCCCCGTTACGGACGTTGGCATACATCGGAACTTTCTCGTCGAATACTATTCCACCTGCTTCGACATGCTGCCAATACAGATCTTCTTGCCTTACATCGAAGTCAAGATTAGCATCGCGCAACGCTTCGATGCTATTGTCCCACTGTCCTTGCACGCCGATACCAAGCCAGGGAGCTACCCTTTGCCTTGTGGTAATTTGCTGTGTCATATGTTGCTCCTTAAGATAAAGCCGTGCCACCTGGATTACCCAAGTGGCACGGCAATCGATTCTAACTAGGCGAACGGAATGTCGTCATCGTATATGGAATACGTATCGGACACAGGCTGTACGTTAACTGCTCCAACCGCCTGCATAGCCTGGGCTACAGCTGGATC